AACACCACGTTGTCACTCTTGCTTTTACTTCCTATAACAGTATCTATTTCCCAATGACCGAATTCATTGCGTTCATCCACATTAGAATCCCTCTCGTCTATGCTGCGACCCATATGCTTCAGATTTTTCTTTATGCTGCGGGTTGTTCTACGTCTTCTTACCTTTAATGGAAGGTCAATGTTGCGCAATCTAAGCAGCATGGAATCTACATAGTTATAGAGAGTCTTTACGCACACAATTTCTTTGAGAGGAAATAGATGATTGTCTAGGGCATAGCCATGGCAGGCATCCAAAGACCAGTGTTCTTGCAATACTTTTCGAACAGTCCAAGTAACAAAATTACTTGTAAGAAATCTTTTAGACTTGCAAATACTGTTGCTATGGCTAGCAATATAGGCACGTTGAGCACGAGCAGCTCCATATCTACCGGTATGAGGATGAGCACCACGCTTGAGTTCATTCCTGATAGTATTTGGAGCACAGTTAAAATACTTTGCCAGCTGACGAAGAGAATACTGTTTAGAGCTGTCAGACAGAATTCCTTGTAATTCCCTGCGGTCTCCTAAAGAAAAGTGTTTACCTTTTTGATGATTTGTGATATCTTTGGTGTAGTCCATTGTGATTACTCCTTAGTTAGTTTTTGTGTAGCAACTTAATCTTAACACAAAGGTATCACAATGGACTATTTTTATTCAATTTTTCAGGTGTGCAATTTCATTATACAATGAGCCAAATAATATAATTATTGTCTTTCCTTTGCTCTCATTTGAGCTACCCATAAATCAAGAACCTTTCCGCTAGGAGCATCAGGGTCACACATATAAGCTTTAGCAATCTTGACAAGTGTTCCGGTGTCACCGCTGAACGCTGCACCATAATCACTGTACACCATGTTCAGCACATAATACCAATCTGCTTTATGTTTAATATTATGTTGCTCTGCAAGCTGAGTAGTCTGCTCATAAGTCCAATGCTCACCATTAGTGCCATCGGTGTTCTGCATCTTGCTGACAGCCAACTTTGCAAGTGCTTCATCAAAATGCGGACCATAAGCTACGCAATGCAGGTCATAGAGTGTGCGATAAAAAAGGTCTGGACAGTGCATTTTAAGCTTTTCGAGGGCACTGCAAACAATTTCTTCCATTGCTCTCTCTTTTGTATCGTCACCTATAATTTTGTTCCAATAGTCTTTGTAGGAGTGCATAACCACACCCCCTCACGCTAATTTAACAACGCTGATAGCTGCTCTGTTGATAGTTGCGGCTGCTGTTGCCTGTACCTGCAAGCTAGTTGTATTATTCACAGCGCAGCAGGACGGACGAACACGAACAAGCGTAGTAAAGGAAATATTCACGGCCGTGTCAGCAACACCAGTGACAATACTTTCTGCGCCATTAATAACAGAAGATGTGCTTTCCGTGGTGCTCAGAAGCTGCAAGCCTACATTACCAGCAGCAGCAGGAACAACATCAGCATTTACGCTAACAAGGTACAAGCCACGGATAAGGCTAACACTAGAGCTACCAGCAGGATGTTTAATAGCAACGCCAGTCAGAAGATTATTTATAGGAAAGCTAACAAAAGCATTAGCTGCAACAGACTGAGCAGCAACAGCCGCAGCGTTCAAAGAAGATTTTTCGTAGCAAATCATTTATTTTCACCTCTTTACGCAATCAAGGTATTTTCTTGATACCTTTAAATTTTATCGTTTTTTAAAGCAATAGGGACGGCTTGCACCGCCCCTAATACAGTGCAGTTAATGCACATAACTTATTTTTAGCCTACATTATAAGCGCAGCCACAAGCACCAGCTACATTGGCAGCGACACTTTGATACGGACTAGACGTAATATAAGCAGGTTGAGGATAAGGTCTTAATGTGCCAATAAGGGCTGCACTCTGCGCCTGTTGAGATAACTGGAAATTAGCTGTCTGCAAATCCCTATCTCTATCAGCAAGCTTATCTCTCAAATCTTGAATCTGGTTAGCTACCATAATTGCCCTGGTCTTTTCTCCGTCCTCTTTGACGGCGTTTACGATAGCACAAGTATTTTGTGCATTTTCGTAACGTACTGCGTCAATATTTCGGTTAGTTTCGTAACCAAGAGAAGCAATAGCTTGTTTTTGCTCGCAGCAGCATTGCTGAGCGGCGAAACGATTTTGTGCAATCTCGCTGCCGAGCTGATAACCAGTCTGCATAATGTCTCGCTGAACACCGTTAAAACCATTCAGCATAGTGCTGTTCTGAGCGTAAAAACCATCACATAAGCCATTCTGCACACCACGAATACCGTCTTTAATATCCTGCATGGAAAATTGGTCTGCAATCTGATCACGTGTCATGCTGCCATTAGCAAAAATTTCAGCACCCATGTTACCACGGTTATTCCAATTACCGCCCCAGCCACCCATAAGAGCAAACAGGACAATAATCCACATAAACCACATACCGCCGCCCCAGCAGTCACCATAGTTGTTGTTTCGATTCATATCCATTACCGGAACAATGTTTGTACCTTCCATAATTTTTTCACCTCCGAGAAATATATGCAAAGCTTCATTGCGCGCCTATTGAAGCTTTAAGCCAAATTGATTTAAAAACTGATTAAGCTGTTCATCATTCATGCCTTTTTGTTTGGCAAGATTCCTTACAATATTTTGAATCTGTTCAGGTGACTTTCCTTGCCCCATCTGCATTGCCCTACTCATTAGCGGATTTTGTCCTGCGAACTGCTGCATTAGTCCCATTGGATTTCCTGCCTGCTGCACCATCTGCATCATCTGAAATATGTTCATCATTCGTCATTCCTCCAATCTGCTCTTCGAGCTTTTCAATGCGTCTTTGCAATGCTAGCACTGTGTTATTGTCAGCGTAGGCAGGAGCTTGCATACCACCGTCCTGCTGAATCTGATAAACTCTAAAAATCGGCAAGCCGTCCATGCCTATAAGCTTTTCATAAATTTTTCCTTCGGCAGGAGCAGGAAAATATGTACTCGTTCCGTCAAGGTCAACTTGCGCTGCTCGTGCTTCTTCAATGCTTGTAACAGGTCTGCCTTTAATTTGCTGTACAGGTGGATAAGCATTCGGCTGCGCAGGTGGCATCATTGTCGGCATTGGTTGCTGATACATTTGTTGTTGTTGCTGTTGCAGATTAGCTAACCTCTGTTGCATCTGCTGTGTAGCTCCATAAGGATTGTAATAATTTCCGTACATCTTTATCACCTCACCTATATTTTAAGTGGTAGCAATAAAAACAATCCCTAAAGCTAAAGACACATTCTCCTATACATTCGGACATAATTTAGACACGATTCAGACAGCAAAAAATGAGCAAAAAAAATAATCCCCATTAAGAAAAGCTTTTACACTTCTCTTAATGGGGATTACTTCATTTAGAAAGCACTCGATTAATAGCCTTATACGCAGTGCTTATTTCTCTGTCAACAGTTTTAGTGGAGATGTTCAGCTCCATTGCGATTTGATAATTCATTTTGCCGTCAACAAATTTCATCTCACAGATTTTCATTTGCCGTGGCGTTATCTTCGCTTCTTGAAGCACTGCATAAAATGAGCGGCGCGAGCTTTCGGTCATCCATATCCTCGCGCTTTTTAGCAGTTCTCTCATTAAATCACCTTTTTAAAACATAAGCAAGTAGTGCAATCAGACCAATGTTAGCGAACAACATTCCAGCCATGATATAAAACTGCTTATCAATAATTCTTTTGTTTTCAGCAAACAACATTGTTACCATGCCAGCAGGCAAAACTTCCTGCTTAACATTTTCGTTATCATTCATCCTATCACCTCATATAATATATCTTTTTGATATATTATATCACATCAACAAACAGTCAGTCACTAAATAATTTAAGCAAAATAAAAGCGTCCTGCTTTATACAGAACGCTTTAATGGATATCGAATGAAATCCACCAATCAACAGTTTTAAACATGAAGGTTTTATTGACGATATAATTATAACACAAGGGAATTTTTTTTGCAACAAAATAAGGAAAGACAAACTTTGCCTTAATTCTTCATTGCAGCATAAAGCGCACATCCTGCTATAACGTAGGCTATGTTGCGCTGTTTTTTAATGCGCTTCTGTTTTAACTTGTACTCTTTTTCCAGCTCCGTCAAGGATGCGTTGGCATTCGTCAATAAGTTCTCCTGCTCTTTGACTTTCACTTTCAGCGTCAGACAAAGACTGTCCAGCTCGTCCGATTTCTTCTCTAGCTCCGCCAGCTTCTTGTCGGATGCTCCCAACTGTCCCTTCGATTGCGTCAGCAGTTTTTTGTAATTCTCGTTGATTGTTTTTAGCTCCGTCAAGTTGGTCTTTAATTTGTTGTACTGATATTCCGTCAGAACGTACTCCATTGGCTCGTCCGAATACCGGGGTGAACCAGCCGAAGCAGTTAGCGGCATAAAAAATACCGCTAGCAACACATACGCCAGCGGCAAAAGCAGCAATGATTTTAATTTTTCTTGTTTTCTCATTCTCCATTATTACCTCGTAGAAATGCTTATATTTGTCACACATAATAAATCGCGTCAGATGCACAAATTTCGCCTACAAGCGATTTTAGATGCAGACACGATAAATCATAAGCGGCACTAATTTTAAAACGCTCATAGGCGATACAATTTGTGTGGAATTTTTGTTCAAAACCGTAAAATTATAGCCTACTTGTAAGATAGATATTCAGAATGATTTTAGAGTGCAAAATAATGATGCAACGCACCCAGTACAAAACCTACAATTAAACCAACAACAAATTTCTTGTCAATAACAAATGCTTTCAGTTCTTCCATTGTATCACCTCCAATCATTATAAAATGTGTCACCGATTGTTTACGCAAAAAAATTACAGAAAATGCTACACGTATAGGAGAGGGAATAACTAAACCTCTTGTCGGTGACTGTATCTAACCTAGTCGAAATCGACCAGTTTAAATCATCTTCCGTTGCCAGCTTTGCCGTAGGCAGGAATACCATAAGGAGTTGTCAAGTCAATACCTGCTACATACTCATAAGTGGTCTGCGCTCTGTTGGCATAACCAGGTCTGTACATCTCGCCAACGTCGGCCGCAATCCAATAGTAATCCTTAAAGAGTTTATACAGTGCTTCCAAGGAACGCAGGTCGACGTGCATATATCTGTTTGACAAAAAGCGTTTAACTACCCAGGTAGATGTAGGACACCACATACCAGCGTAAATCAAACATCTAGTATCATCCAACGTCGGCACTTGCTGGAGTGCATCGACATATTGCAGGCAGTCACGGGATAACTGATCTAATTGCGCCTGTTGTCCTGCTTCACTTCTCAACAGTTCTTTCAGCATTGGCAGTTCGCCGCTTGCCTTAATATCAATATAGGTGCGGTCTGCATACTCTGCGCCGCCGGGGATAGCTTTCAAAAGCTCGTTAGCCCTGTTGCCTTCCCATTGGCTCACGCCGATTGACGGATAATCATATGCAGTGCTTTTTGCCACACTGTCATAGCCGCCTTCAATTCCTGTGTTAATCAGTCCTTTTGCAATTTCTTTTGCAAGGTTTTTATTCCAATCGCTCATTATTTCGTTCCTCACTTCTTACCTTAAACATCCTTGTTTCAATAGCTTTATTGCCAAGTTGGACCAGAAGCAGTGCCACCATGCCAAGCGTGCAGCTCTCATAGTTGCCCCAAGTTCTGGCAAAAAAGGCAAGCCATAAAGTAACCAATACCCAAACGGCAAAGCCTATAACGGCACAGATTCTGCCCACGCTATAAGCATTATCATTCTTCTTTAACATGTTAATTAATTTACGCATCTTCTTCACCTCTGTTCTTCGGCGGATAGTTCTGTAATTCATTAATCTGTTGCATAAGATTGTCGATTACGCCATTGTCGCCAAGAGCTTCGTAGCTCTTGTAGCAGGCATCTATGCTTTCTTTTGCGTAGATTGGTATCCAACCTTTATCCTGAACATAATGATTATAAGCCTGGATAATTCTGTCTCTCAGCAAGGCTTGTAGACCTGCTTTTAAAGCATTGTTTTCCTTCTTCTTCGCACAGTACAAGGCAAAAAGATAAGAAATAACAGCACCGACAATAATATTTATTACAGTTTGTACAGTTGATTCAATCATAAAACACCTCACCACTCCAATTTCAGCAGTTCTGCCAACAACCCACTGATGGTCGGAATATCTCTACTTCCGCTGCATCATCAGCATAGCCCTTAGCCGCATTCTCGCTAGTTTTGCTGTTGGCTTCACTCTGCGCCGCCGCGTTCTTGCTGGCTTCAGAAGCTTGTTCGCTCGCCTTAGCGTTCTTTTCGGACTGTAATGCTGCTGCCGCACTGTCTGCTGCTTCCTGTGCGCTCTGAGCGGCGTTAGTTTCGCTTGCAGCGGTCTTTAAGCTCTCATCGCGTACTTTGCCAAGAACTTCTTCCAGATAAGTCGGCGTTAATCGTTCTTCGTCAGGATTGTCAAAAGCTCGACCGGAGATAAGTAACAATTTGTCTTCTGCTGTTGCCGTTATATTCTTACCGTTGTTTCGTCCAACAACAGACATAATAACTTCGCCTTGATCAGAAATGCATTGGACAGGAATGATACATTTGTTATCTTGGATATACATTTCATAGGTATTTTGCCCATCCTTAAATAATGCCCATTTTTCAAGTTCGGTCCAGTCAGAAGACTGAAAATCAAATAAACATTCAATAAAATTATTAGTTCCACACACAATTTTATTGCTGCTTAAAGTAAGGCGTTGTGTTTTTATAATAATTTTAATTTGCATTGTTTTAACCTTTTACAATTCTATGTTGTCGAGTTCAAAAACTGTTTTGCAAGCATCTACTTCTGCCTGCTTTGCCCATCCTGCTTGTTTGCAGGTGCCGATATGCATCGACAAATCCGCCATCCACTGCATAACCTGTTCGGGCGTGAGCCAATATACAGTTTTGCTTTCTGCATTCTCAGCCACGCCACGCACAGGGCAGCCGTTAGGATACTTTGCAGCAAAAAGCGGCGTGCTGACATTGAGGGCTATACCTTGCATCGTAAGCTGCGTTTCCTTGTCGCTGTCATAGCGTACAGCCTCGCCGCTGGCACTGCTAACAAAGCCGCCTGTAATGTTGCTTGCTGTCCACTCGTTAATCTCTTTCAGCTTAAGTTTCTTTTGAAATGCTAAAATAAGTTCCTCATCATCTTTTGGGAAAACAACATCACCGTTTTCATTAAGGGCTAAATCAGTAGGAGTAGCAGAAGAACTAATATTCTTGATGACATACATGTCAGCGCCGTTATCCATGCCTGCAATATAGTTTTTTAAAGAATCTTCGGAAGCACTAATAGCAATACCTTTTTTGTTTTTAAACAAATAAAACATTTATTTCACCACCTCAATACTTAACGCCATAAATTTCAACGATAGAGCTGTTTTGAACTTCGGTATACCAAATAGTATCGGTAGAAAGAGGGTGAGTAGTTGTTCCAGATTGCACCCCTGAAAAAATTACCCAGTAATCAGCATCGTCATCACTAAGATAAAATCTATATCCTTCAGATAAAGCCTTTTGTAACTCCCAAACATTAAAAATAGTGTATTTTGCTATATTTCCGCTATCACTTGAGCTAACTACCAAAATCTTATCATATAGCGTATAAGATTCTTTAAGCATTATCGTGCCTTTTCTACTGTCACTTCCACCCGATGTTGTTGGAAAAGAAGAATCGCCACCATAAGCTTTAATGCCTGTGGAAGTATTGTTAATGTTTCTTACATCTGTTCCACCGTTTCTTGTTTTCATGGTATCCCAGTCAATCAACGCTACAAGGGTAGGTGTAGTATTTCCTGCCAGTTTATCTAACAAATCTGTCTTAACAAAAGCAAAATCATCACTCCCTACACTAGAGATATTTTTATTGAAGCTGTTATAACTAGGGAATACATGAATTTTCTCTAGCTTACCTGTTGTACTTGCCATTTTTTACCTCCTTATAAATCACTCACCGTTGCAGTCAACTCATTAATATCAGTGCCATAACTAAATGTAACTCCATCAACAGAATCAGAAATATTAAGTGTCAGAGTATACGTTTTCCCAGCTGTAACTGCAACTATACTGTGCATGTCTTGGTGGTCGGTGTTACCTTCATCCTCAAGGTTGGAGTAACTATATCCACTGCCCCATACTTTTTTTGTACTGTTATTTATAACAGAAATTGCATAGCTAACATCCTCTTCAAATGGTGCATCAGCTATTAGGCAATCTGCATCAACTTTAATTTTTGTAATACCAATCGGAACAGTAAAAGATGCCGTGGTTTCAGAAGAACTAAAGTGTTTTTCTCCTGTTATTACAGATATAAATTTCACTTCTAGCACTTCTATTGCCCCGTATTGCACGTTATATGCAGCAGTATGCAAAACTCCACTACTATCAATATATTCAAATGTAAGCTTCTCTTTTCTACCCCATGTTTTATTTAATAAAGAGAATACTCCTAATTGATTAGTATGATGTGTTTCCCCATTAACTGTAACTGTGCTTCCCATAATAACACTATCATCTAAATAGCATCTACACGTCAATTCAGCTTCTTTATTTACTGTAGGCATATAGTGTGTTGTTCCACCGTATTCAATAATAAGAAAACCTTGCGTTCCGTCACTCACTCTAAAACGTCCTGCACGGTCGCTATCGTTACTGTAAAAGGTGTTTTTACCTCCTGCGCCTACAACAATCTGAATAGTGCTGTTCGGAATTACTTCAACCTCTGCATCAGCAACATAAGCACCGCTATTTCCAGCAACACCGATTTGATTAGAAGTGCCATCCGAGTCAAAGAAGTGAAATGAACCGCCACCTGCACCATAGATGTTAAACGATTCAAAAGTTCCTGTAGGTGCGTAGGTTACACTATCTTTAGTTCCAAGCACATTAGCATAATAATATCCAACCTTACCCATTACGTCTGCTAAAGTAGCAACACCATTCTTGTTAAGAGGAAAACCATATCCATGTACAGAAAAATCTCTGTTCCTAGCGGTAACATATTGACCTCTTACGCCATTTTTAGAAGCAGCAGGCTGATTAACAGTCATTACATTACCACTTCTTAAGGTAGCAGTTGCACCTTGTCCGCCAGGAATAACATAGCTGCCAACTTTTGTATCTTCGCCGTTTCCTGCTTGCATATCCAACGTGGGGCAGGCATTATAAGCACCAACAGTGATGCCGCCTGCTCCACCACCGCAACCAGTAACATATATTTTTGTAATGCCAGCAGGGATTCTTAAACTGTATGTACCTACAGTTTTATATATAAGCCTTACACGCTTTAGCATAACTACATCTTTATACAGCAGATACTTCGAGCCGTCTTTTTTTTGCATCTCAAAAACATTTTTAGGAATGCTACTCATTTTTTTTGAATACTTATCTTTGTCAACCTTGTAAGATAAAATACAAAATCCGTCTACACCGTCACCGCCTGTACTGCCTTGACTTCCGCTCGACTTGCCAGCAGGAGAAACGCCGTTAGAGTAATTAGTGTTACTGCTGCCATTATAAACGCCACCTCTGGCAGTCACGCCTAACGCAGAAGAAGCTTCTCCGGCTGTACCATAAATATAATTAGAATTGTGTGCTGTTATACCTTCGCCACCTTTTCCACCAGCACCAATAGTAACAGTGTACTGCGTGCCAGGCGTAACACTGATAGTTCTTGTTACACGTTCGCCATAACCTACTGTAGCCATTTCTACATCACCTCTTTTACTGCTCCCCAAAATTCCCGCAAATATTCACAATAACATAATTCGCCATCTTTTTGCACCGCAATAGGACAAATGCAACGGCAAATATCCAAATGCTCACAAGTTTTACATTTAACAGGCAGAAGTTCATTGAAAATTTTTCTATGCTTTTCTTGTAACTCTACAAAGTTATCTGTAATATGCCCCACAATTCTATCAGTATTATGACACAGCATAACTTCTCCGTTAAAATTTACGCTAAGGCTTACAACGGCAGGACGGCAAGGCGGATAAGGATATTCATAAAATTCTTCTTTATCAAAATTCCTTACACGCAAAATTTTTGAGTAGAACCAATGTCGAATATATGGAGCAATCTTACTATCAGATTTTGCGATCAGCCACAAATTCTTAACCGATTTTTTTACTACATTAGGCTTAAATTGATATAGGTCAAGAGGTGTATGCTCGCTCAGTACATTAATAAAACCGCAAGTAATTTCTGTTTCAGGAAACGTATAATGTAGCCAATCAAAAGTTTCTGCCATATTATCATTAATAGCATTAAAAACAGTATTGACAGTTCTTTTTCTTATACGTAAAAACTTCTTGCAGGCTTCTTTACTAGGTACTGCATTTCTCGCCGCTCTTGCATTTGGTGCATCATAGCTCATAATAAACCAAATATCATTCTCATTACAGAAGTCAACTATTTCATCATTTAAAAGCAATCCATTGCTAAAAATTCTATAGCTGACATTCTTTACGCCGCTTTGTTTAAATTCAAGCACAAGCTTCTTAATGGTTTCCCAATAAAGCAAAGGTTCTCCACCCCAAAAATATAATCGGCGCGGATTATTTTCAGCGTATTTCCAAGGCAGGTTACTCCACGCAACTATAAAGTCTTTAACCTCTTGCGATAAGTTTTCCCCTTGCGGAGAAAGGTTAAAGCAGCTTTTTATAGGGGTCTGAACGCAATGCCTACATGACATATTACAGGCAGCACCAAGAAGAAGGTAAATAGCTCCAAGGTCATTAAGCTTATGTATTTCTTCACTAAAGTTTTTCATGATCGTTTTAGTTACCTTCACCGCCGCTTCCTTCGCCAGCGCTACCACCGCTACCACTATTGTTGTAATTTCTTCCGTAACCGCCAGCTCCAGCTCCTGAAATCTCTACAGTAATTTCAGTAACACCTTCCGGAACGGTGAAGGTATAAGTTCCAGCATTACTCCACGATGTAACTACATCTACTTTATCAGCCATAATATACCTCTTATTCTGTATAGGTAATCATTGTTACGCCTATACTATCAATGCCAAGATTTTTTCTTGCAGCTTCAGGAGTTGTAGCTCCTGTGCCACCATTAGCAATAGGCAATGCGCCGCTCGTGTTGCCTAAACCCAAAACATTGCGAATACCGGCAACAGTTGTTTGTCCAGTGCCACCACCAGCAATAGGAAGAACCTTAAATGTTGCATCGCCGCACAATGCCATATCCTGCTTTCCTGCCGCTGGAATAGGAACAAGTCCCGCTTTGCCAGCAGCGTTAGATGTTGCACCTTCCATATTAGCAATGTTAACATTTCCTTTAGAATCGGGTTTTGCGCCGTTAACCGAACGAACAAATTTTGCTTTAATCTGCCCTAAAAAATAGTTTAATCCGTCAAGGTCAATTAATTTTTGAAAGTTAGCCATTATGCCAGCTCCTTTGTAATCAAATTCTGAATTTCAGATTCAGTTGCCGTCTTCAATTTGTAAGCTCTCGGAATAACCTCCCATGTCACTGAGCCATCAGTATAAGTTGCTCCGAGCACAGCTTCTCGAAAATCCGGCTCACTCACAGCCGTGTCACCGCCAACAGTACATGCTAGAACAAGACTTTTAGGCAAATTGGGTGACAATACGATGTCGCCATTAACATAAGATGTATTGTTCTTCCGGATGTTTAAACTGTTAAAAAGGTACTGGCTTTTTAAATCGCTAACATTTTGCAATTTATTAAAGTATTCAAGTGGCGGCGCTTCTCCTTTGTCAAGATAACCCCAACCACGCAGGTAATCAAGCTCAGGCCAAGAATCAATCATCTCACCAATGTTTGCGCTGCTACCAAAAATCAAATCAAAAGTAGGCTGTTTCATTACCATTATTCAACAAGTCCCCCTTTCACCTTTATAATCCTTGCGAATGTTCCTTCGTTAAATCCTTTAAAATTATAAGGATTTTCTCCTCTTCTGCTAAAGCCGAACGTATTTGCCGCATCAAAAGAATAAACATAAATAATGCCAATACCTGCGCCACGGATAATAAGGTTCAGTGCATCAATCAAGCGGCTTTCTTTGCTTGTTACTAAACGCCCTATTCCTATGCGCATTTTTGCGTTTCCGGCATTTACAGCAGAAACACGTTCAACGTTAAAAACATTCTTTATACTATGTATGGTACTAACACGAGAACAGTCAGTTGTATTTTTCTCAATCTTCGAGATAACAGCAAGACGATAATAACGGTCGTTTAAATCGCTGGATGTAAGATAATTATCATACATACGTCTAAACGGAGCTTGTCCGAATCCCATGTTGCCATGATCAGGAAAACCAAAAAAATCCATTGCAATAGCATTTTCAACACGGCGAGAAATATCAGCGACTTCACCGCACATATCAAGCTGCTTACCAACTGCCGTATCTGGCCATATCTGTGTTCTTATCTGCTCCCTTACTTTATCTATGCTGTCGAGTTCGTTTCCGACGGCATTAAGAAAAGCTTTAATGTTGGGTTTGTTACGAAACTGACTTAACAAATGATTATACATTCTTTCGCTTGTAGTCATAATCATAACTCCAAAGCTACAGTAACATTAGCAAGCTTTGTTACTGCCAGCTCATTACGTTCAATCGAAATGTTTTCCTGCTTATACGTTTGGCCATCTTTAGACACGCTGCACTCAATATAGCTGATGCCGTCAACGCCGCTGTAAATAGGACCAAGCAGACGCTGATAAATAACATCATTGCCCATTGACAACTTGCCAATCTGTTCAACAACGATGTTTTTAATCTTGTCAATCGCATCACCGGGAAAAACTTCTTCGTTATATTCTTTGACGATAACTTTAACATAAATCTGCACCTCATGCGGACGGCTAAAACATACCTCTTGCGCTGCACCTTCGCTGTCCTCTATTCTTACGCAAATATCACCATTTGTATCAATGCCTAAGGGTGCAACATTTAAGATGGTGCGAGCAATAGCCTCTTCATCGCCACCAAAAACAATAGCCTGGAAGGAGTGAGGTTTTAAGCCATCAACTGTTTCATCACTGCGGTTCTCATAGATGGTTACGCTGGTAACATCCTGCAATTCAAGCAAGGTAGCTTTAATGCTTTCTTTCATGCCAATGCTGTTTCGGAATACCGCAGACGCATAACGTTGACGCACTTCGGATGCTGTTTCATAATCACGTCCTACATATGTTTCAGATTCGTTGCTGACGGAAAACCAACCGTCATAATTCGTGTTAATGTAGTTAACGCTGTTCAGCAAAGGCTCGATTGCTCCGTATTCCTCGCAGTCAAAACGAATAGGACTGCCAACTTGCGTAACTGTAAACGATTCATTAGGTACAACCACAGCTCCATACCGCCTGTCAGAGCGTTCAAAAACCAGTTTGCCATTAATTACATTGCCTTGCCATTTTGGAACGCTCTGAGAAGCCAAGGCAACGGCAACAACAAGAGCCGTTTCTCCTGCTTTGGCCGTGTACTTAATAACCACATCATTGTCAAATTGCACACTATAGACCTTGCCTTCTGCAGGTGCAGCAACATCAAGCGTAACGTGTACGCAGTCATTAAGGGTAATGGTGCTTTCTTCGATGATATTCCATTTGTAGCCAGACGTATCTTTAATCTGGCAGTTAGCAGGAAGAACCATGCCGCTACGTCCATAACAAACAGCATAAAGATAGCTTGCCTGAGCTTTCTTTCGTTGCACATTAGTGTAGGCCAGCGTGTTGTCCAAACTGCCTTCGCTGGCACTAATCGGCGAGCGGTCATAATAATCACGTTCCAAAAGCTGCCACATCCTGTCAAGCTCTGCTGCATATACACCTACGAGAACGCCTATCATGCTGTTAGGCTGACGGCTGACTGTTGAGCCTAAATTTTGCTCTAAGCTCCTAAAAATATCTTCCCGAATCTCCGGTAAACGCTTTCTAACAAAACCATTAACTGTTACTCCGTACTCCATAGCCTAAAACCTCCTTCCTTGTAACAATGCCGTATTCTGTTTCTGCTTCATAGCTCAATGACATTTGCCGTGTAGCAGGATTAAAATCAATGTCGATGTTAACTAAATTGGTTACTCCGTCAACCTTTAAAATCTGCTCACGGAAAAGCTCTCTAATTAGCGTAAAATTTGGATTTTTAATAAGCACATAATCAAGATAAGGCACGCCGTGCGTAACATCCAAAAACCACTCACCAAGGAACGTGAGAAGCTGAATTTTTATCTGCTGCGCAACACGCTCGGCATTGTCGATAAACATCACATCACCATTTAAAGCAAGGTCATGTGTCTTTTCGTTTAAAGCAAGGTCAAGCATTGCCGACACCTCCTAAATAACTAGGAACATATATATCCAAGCCGTTCTCTTGAATTTGTGTAAGTAAGCCGCAATCAAGATAAAGTTTTTTAACAATCGCTTTCTTATCGGGTGTTTTTACAACATTACCTCTATCCTCTACAAGGCAAATAAAATCCATCTTGCTGTTACCTTGCCAAAACGATTCCGCATAATCATTAATCTGCGCAGCTTCAGTAACCCTAGCTGTCAAAATATCTTTGATAACAAAATCAAGCTCCGGCTGTTCAGCATCAACAATCTTTTTGCCAGCACCGCCTTCTGCCTGCGCCGATGTTTCAGATGTAGTATATCTGATTTTATCGGCAAGATTGTCTTTTAGCCATTCCCACGTATACCAATACGGTGTTAAATCAATATTTTCTGTGTCTGCGCTGTACTTAATACCGTACTTTTCATCATCGGCACATTTTAACGCAGCTCTTGTCTGTGACGTATACATAGCACGAATAAGCGCACGTACAGCATCGGAAACATTGTATGTTGTGCTGTAATAATGCTCAATAGCTTGCTCAATTTGCGTAAAATATTTCCACGAGCTTGTCAGCGTAGGAAACGCTACAATGCAAGCCGCTTTTTGTTCCTCATAGGCTCTCAAAACATCTTCTTTCTTCATAGCGTCCCTCCTTTACTGTGACGAGCTCGTAGTTCCATGATGGTAAGAATGAGTGTGGCCGATAAGACTAATTCCGCCACCTTGTACATCCCCTGTGCAAGTTATCGTTCCTTGAACATTAATATTCCCGACAACATTAATCGTGTTACCAGGCGTAAGGCTAATCTTTGTACCGCCATTGATAACTTCCACATTATCAGCAGAAATTGACTGTGACGGCATCATTCCAACAAAACAGAAGCCATCAGTCAAATCATATTGTCGAGGATCATGGTTATCATCGGTTCCAGCACCAAGCCATTCATCAATACTGCGTTCAGAAAAAACTATTAAGCAACTATCGCCAGGCTTTACCGGATAGGTAATCTGTGCAGCTCCAGCATGGGGCATAAAAACAGGAACACCGTCAATAACAGGATATTCAAGAACCCTATCATCAGCGGTGTATTTCTTTAGCGTCGACTTCACACTGGCAAGGCAGGTTGCAGCATCAAAAGACAAAATCGTACCTGGTAAGCAGGTGTGAATGTTGCCTATCTTTTGCTTCATAAGATTCTCTAATCCTTCCAGCGCATCCGCTGTTGCATCAAGGCTCATTTTTTATCACTCCTTCGGTACAATCTCATACACTTCAAGCTCCGTATACCAGTTTTGACCGCTATACGAGCCGTTGTGTTTTAAGCTTTCTATTTTAAACCAGCCTTTTATTTCCTGCGAATCAATATAAACTAAATCTCCAGGGTTCAATACAGGCTGCAAAAGGCATTTGACATTCCAGCCTGCTTTTTTGTTCCTTTTCGGCTGAATGCTGCTTGCTTTTTGTTTTGCCGCTTTTGTCGGACCTTTAAGAAGTTTTTCGACAAAACCAATCAATCCGCTTTCGGGTGTAAGCTTGATAGCTTGCACATTGGTATTACCGCCTTGCTTAATAATCTGCAAGGTGTTGTTTTGAATACTCCATTCCAAATCAGTACCAGCACACACCTTATCAAGGCACTCACGTCCTGCACCTACAAAAGAAAAGCCGTTGGCAAACGTCGCAAATTCGCAATCATCAGCATACGTTACTACAAGTCCCATATCTGCTGCCACATCGTCAATAGCTTTCTTCCTGCTAACATCTTTAGCATAAGACAAAGATACGATGCTATCACGAATAGCAACGTGTCCATCATAAAGCTTCATCTCCGTAACCTTGTCAGAACCGCTCATGTAGGAATAACAGTCAGTTACCCAGCCGATAAAAATTCTTTTCAATCCAGCGTCCTCGCTGTATCCTACTTCAAGGATACAGATTGTATCTGCTCTTTCCAATTTATCAGCAGTCGCTTTCGACAAGTTGTAAATTTTTAGCGAGCAGGAATTACTTTGTTTGGCAAGGCTCTTAGCAATGTCAAATTCAATCTCTAATCCTTGTTCTTTCGCCTTTGCTTCAATAACAACACCGTCCGAACCTTGTACGCCTAGAGTAATTTTATAGATGCGGTCAAACTGTGCCATAGCTAACCTCCATAAAATTCATCTTCCGTGCAATACACGAGTGTCGCTGCTCCGCTTTGAAAATCATTTCTGACGACGCTTTCTTTGTCCGTCAAGACAAGTAATTCCCCTCTAGGAGCATTACTTTTATGGTGATTCATTAGCAAGGGAAATTTCGGTACAACGCAAGCGTTAGCAAGGATTACATTGTTGTTAGCGTCCCAAAGGTGTAATGCCCAGAATTGCCCTTCATGGTTCCAGCACATTCTTACTTTATATTTCTTGCCGTCAAAAGGAACGCTGAAAACAACATCGTTACCATCGGCAAAATTAATCGTAAACATGGTATCCTCCTAAAACAGCAAGCCTAGTCCGCTTTTAACGCTGTCTACTCCGCCAGCAAGCCAGCTTTTATTTGTTGCGGTTTCGCTTCCTAGAGAATCACTAATGCCACCAGAACCGTCACTGCCAGGAATATTAGCAGAACCTCCGCCAACGTCAACAGAAGATGTTTTTCCTGCGCCAGCGTTTGCCGCAGTTTCTCCAGCGTTTTCTTCCTGCGACGCTGTTACAACGTTTTCAGGAATTGCCGTTGTCTGCGTAGTTACCTTAACAATCTGCTGAAAAGCTAGGTCAGCATAAATAATGCTTTTCGACGAATCCTGTTTGCTTACTCGGCAAGAAGTCATAACCATGTTGTCATACTTCTTCTCGGGACGAATGATAGTCACAGGCTCCTTCTTATCTCTGATTTCCTCTAAAAGCTGCAAACCGTTAGCAAATTTCTTTTCTCCCCACCCATTCTTATAGAACCACGTTACAGGAGTAGACGAAATGCCGACAGTCATTGTCAGTTTTAAAGGCTTGTTGACAATATGGTCCGCAATTTCAAAACCTGTTTCTACCGGGTGTCCTGTTACATCCTGATCATAGGTGTATTCAAAAGATTTTACTATATCAACCTTAAGAGAACCAACCTGCGTAGGATTTTTAATGTTGTAACCTAAAATATCTGCCAGCATATCACTACACCTCGCTTAAAGGAAAGTAGCTATCAACTGGCCAGCCGCTATTGCGACTAACAACATTGCCAACCGCAGTTGCTGTTGCTTCTGGAGAAGTGCTGGCAGTTGTAACCTGGATATAATTCGTGGTGTTACCACTATTGGAAATGTTGGATGAGGTGTTTGTAGTAGTCGGATTACCTAACAAGCGATTTACTGCAGTGCTGCCAAAATTTGAAATAGGGTCAATAATATTGCTGTTTACAAAATCTTTCACGCCTTGCATGATGTTCAACTTGCTGATTAAGCTATCAACCCACTTAATAGCGTCTTTTACCCATTTAATCATGTTGTCGAAAAAGCCAGTTATTAGCTGCCATCCCGAATTTATGGTATCGGTAAAGAATGTAGCCAAGACGGTTAAACTGTCTTGTATAAACTTGAAAGCGTTAACAAACAGCATAATAACTCCGGCTATAACATAGCCTATTGCAGCAAGTCCGGAAACAAAAGCATTGCCTATTCCTTCCCACAGCCAAGAGGTTAAACCCCAAATGCCTTCAAACGCCAATTTAAATAACTCATAGATAAGTTTAGGCACAAAAGCGATAGCTGTTCCAATATCGCTAAACCATTGAATAACGCTGTCCTTGAAGTCGATAAATTTATTTTTTATAGGTTCAAAATCTCCAAACCAGCGTTTCATCATGGTGTCTGCCTTCGGGTCAGTTACCCACTTGTAAAAATCCTGTATAAGCAAAACAACAAGAGCAATCGCAGCTGCAATCAATAGGAATTTACCCATTAACAGCATTTGCACAGCCGCTCCCCTTCGTGTTTGGCTGTTAAATGCTATTTGCGCCCCGGTTGCCAAGATTAAAGCATCTCGCATAGCAACAATCCACTTCACAGCAGTTCCAATCATCATTACAAAACTGCTCCATTTTGCAATGCCGAAAAGAATGCCTGCATAAATCGCTGCAATTTGCAGCCCAGAAATAAAGTTATCAAGATTAATGTTCTCGATGTAGTCTGCAAATTTTGCCATGCGTTTCGCTATGCCGTCAACAATGCCTGTCTTGTCCTCAAATTCTTTGAAAAATTTTCCAAGCGCATTTTGCATCTTATTTGTTGCCTGGCCAACAGTCCAAGGCATTTTACCTAACTCCATTTTTAAGCGGTCAGATTGTCCACGAATAGCATTAAAAACATCTTGTGCAGTCAATTTACCTTCACTGCCCATCTGCCTTAACTGTCCGATTGTAGTGCCCATGCCTTCGGCAATAGCTTTGGCAAGTCTAGGTGCTTGCTCCATAATAGAGTTTAATTCGTCACCACGTAATGTGCCAGAACCTAAGGCCTGTCCCAACTGTACCAGCGCAGCTTCCTGGGATGCAGCAGAACCGCCACCGAGCAACATTGCGTTTGAAACATCCTCTGTAAACAGCAGGATGTCTTTTGTGCTTTTCTTTAACTCCTGCGCATTACGTGCAACAGACGTATATAACTCAGCTGTAGACTTATATTGCTGACGAGTACGGCTGGCAATGTTGTAAATTTCTTTCTGAACAGCTTTTGATTCCTGCTGGCTTTTGGTTACGTTATTTACCTGACCTTCGATAACCTTCCATTCGTCAATCGTTTTAACAATACTTCCAAGAGTTAGCGAAACGCCAGCGAACATAGCCAGACCGCTTAACTTCGAAAACAAACTATCTACTTTATTGCCAGCTTTATCAGCAGAATCGCCAACACGTTCAAGTCCTGTTTTAACTTTTTTGGTTGTCTGCTCTACTTGCTTAACATTCGAGTTATTTACCTTGAAGCCAATCGCAATAGCTAAACTTCTTACGTCCACGGCGCATCAGCTCCTTTCTTTTTAGGGTGGTCAAGATAATATCTTTGTACATCACTCTGCATGTCAAGCAGAGCGTTTATTTTACATAAATCGCTTAATGTAACAGTGCCTTCTTTTATTTCCGTGACAGTAACTACCTTAGCCAACACTGGCCGCCAAATAAAAGATTCAGCGGTTAGCGTTGGCGATAATGTGCCAGGAATTTCTACTTGCTCACCAACATCTCGCGGACTCCAGAGAGGTTGGGAATTAAAGCGAAAAAATCTCCAAAATTTACCTCAATAATAAATTTTTCAAGCTTAAGCATATCAACAAGCTTGCCAGTAAACAGCTCATTGATAACATCTTCCGTCAGCATAATAGCTTCTTCTTCGCCCTTAATCTTAACGCTGACATATTCAGCATCAAGCAGACGTTCAGAGAACTGTGCCAGCACTTCACCATTAAAGCTTTCACCTAGCTGCGCAAGGATAGCACCGATATTAATTTGAGCACCTAATAATGCTTCTTTCATATCTTCCGTTTCACTGTCAGATGTTAAACCGCCTTTTAAAGCGGCAGTAATGGCTTTCTGTAAGTCACCATACAGTTTTAAGCCTTGCAACGGAGGAAAAGCACGAACATAAAAGGTGTTCGCACCGATTTTTCTGTTCTTCACTTCAAATTTTGCTTGTCTCATATTTTACCCCTTAGCTGTGACCGCCAACTAAAAAAGCTTCATCCGGAACCACCGCCATAAATACCCATTCGCATTTTCCGTCAGAAGCAGATTTGCCACGCTGAAAGTTTGGCTTTTTTACAATCCATGCTTGATCGCTAACCATAACGCTGTCACCGCTCAAATCTTTAATAGTCAACGGCAATAAGCCTGCACCATTTTGATTGTCTGCATCTTGAATTAAGCTCAACGCCGCATTGCTGGAGCTGGACTGCAACAGAGTAACAGTAACTTGCTTTAAGACAGAGGACGGGTCAATACTGCGGACAATTTCCTGGTCACAGCCGACAATAGCGGAAATTCCGTCACCTTGCGTTTCAACATTAATAAAAGTACCTTCATCAACGCCAGTCAAGATAAGAGAGCCGAACAGCACCTTAACTTTCTTCGGGTCATATGTCTTTACTCTTGCCATTTATTTGCCCTCCTTTAAGCTTTCTGAATAAGGTTCTCATAGGTCAAAGAACCATTAATGTTAACAGCATGGATAGCACCTGCAAGCCGAGCGGTAAACTTCACATCGTCAAGAACTCTTTGTGCTTTCTTGTTTGCGCTAATATTAGCAGCTTTGGGAACTGTAATAGTGTAACCAAGATTTCTGTTGCCATCATCATCATATTCAGTCGGAGTGATACCGCCACGGTCTTGACCAAGCTTTAACACCTTGTTCAGCACACCTTCGACAAGCGCAATGCCAGCATCAGTGTACGGCAATTTCTCACGATTAATAAGCATTGCAAATTCTTCGGTTTTAATGGTTTCAACGAGCCAATCACGAAAACGGATAACGTCAATCCATTCACCAGCGCAAGTCTTACCATTTTGAGTAATGCTGACATTCTCCGAGAAGTTCTCAAAGGTATTGTAGTTTTTGGCAGTCAAAGCAAGATATTCTGTTTCGGTTAAATCATCATTTGTAATGCCGGAAAGCTTTTTGTTTGCCCATGTTTCACCGCCAGGATATACAGTAAAGCATCTGGACATTACAGCGGCTTCGGGAAATTCCTTTTCTGCTTCCTTATGGTAAAAAATAAAAGTGCGATAATAATTTTTCGCTTTCAGTTTACTGCCTGTATCTGTTGCAACGCCAGCTTGCAATGCATCAGCTTCGGCAACAGATGTGCCATATAGTTTTGTATGAGCTTCAACCCATTCTGCCATTTCCATAATTTTTGCAGATGTGCGGTCAGTATAGCACAAACCATACCAATCATTGTCAGCAGCGCAAATTTTATTCATATTATCAGCAACGGAGCTATCAGAGTTCATTCTGCCGATTTTAACCTTTTCATAATGCGGAATCTGGCTAAAAGCTTGTAATGCAGCTTTATAAACAGCATCCTCAGCGTTCCAACCTAAATCTAAAAGCTGGTCAGCGTCCGTAATGGTCAATACATACGCCGGAGCAGCGTGCTCATGTGCAGATACAATCATTAGCGTATTAAAGCCATTGGATGAAATACCTGTGGTGTTCAAAGCAATCTGCACATTGACTAATCTGTCGATATTTGCCATATTTTCATCTCCTTAATTTTCTAATTCTCCCATGATTTCAACTTTTACAATGGTATCGCCGTCAGCAGGATGTTCGTTGTTATCCTTGCCGTTATTCGTAGTGCCGTTTATTTCTAATTTGTTGAACCATTCTGCCCCCTGGTTAAGCAGCTCACGGCAGTACGAAACAGTCAAATCAACCGATGCTCGTTCCTGCCACGTTCTGCCATCCAATAAGGTTGTAATGTCTTGCACTTGCTCGACACTGTTTATAGCCACATTTGCAGAATCATACAGATTAATCATATCAGGCATTTCAAGGTAAAGTTTAAGCTTCGACAGAAGTTCAACAGCACCATCGCCAAGAGCTTGTATGTTTAACGTAGCTTCAACGATACCTGCATTGCTGTACTGTTCTGTTTCAGCTAAAAACACAACCTCGTTACCTATACTGCGTTCAGACAGAAGGTCAACGACAATATTTAGTTCACTCACCGCCGGAGGTTTCATTTTTGCTCTGCGAATCGGAATCGGATAATATATTTTTTGCAATACTGAAATAAAAAAATTCAATACGTCAGTACGAGTATTAGCTTCTTTCAAAATTCGCTCACCTCTACTGCATATGCACGGTAATGGTTAATAACATCACTTTGAAAAATATCGCTGGCAACTACTTCAAAAAGCTTTTCACGCCATTTAAAGCGGTCAGCCATTGTATTTGTTCGTTGGTCATCAACATAAAGTTCCTTGTCGGTATAGACTTTTACCGCTCTAGCCGTCCTGCTACCTTCAGGAAGTAACATCATTTCATTAGCTTTAAGCGGCTGCACACTGGCTAACACTTTAAATTCTTGTGGTGTAGGATACATATAGGTTCCGTTGGCAAGCAGTTCAGGACTGCCGTTGTAACGCAGGACAGTTATCAGCTTGCGAAAACTACTCATGATTACCACCTTTTCTTTCAATGACATAGCGGATTGATTGTCGCAGATGCCCGGTATCAATTAATGGTTTGGAGCTTTTTTTGCGCTTTATTGTAGCAGGAGAGTTCGGAACAAATGGTCCGTCGACAATTTTTCTTTGAACCATACCTTGCACAACATTGCCCAACTGATTAAGAGCAGCGTTTGTTCCTAGTCCAAATACAGCGCCATTGGCAACACGTTGAATCATTTTGTCAATCATAGGCAGATTTTCATCATACGCAGAACGCAGGAAAGAGCGTTGTGGCATATCGCCCAGTCCAAATTCATGTATTGCTGCAATAACAGCCAACGGCTGGTCTGTGTTACGAATGCTTCCACCTTTTCCTCGCCTTACAGCTTTATCTTTAGCTTGCACGCCAACCTTAACCACAACGCCGTCAAGGTCTTTGTTTAGCGTTCGTATGATACGGTTGAAACCTAAATCTTTATCCTCTACCCTACTCATAACGCATTATCCAATCTTGTCACTATTGGAACAACGCACATAGAGCGCAGACGTTTAAATTCAATGCCGTAGTATGTCTTGTCCAGCATATCGAAAGAAGCCGACCTGTCGCCATATGAACGCTGCAAGTCGCCTTCTTTTTCCGATGTCACAGAGCCTGTAATACCAACATCAGCCGAGCCATTTTCTCCATACTGCGCAATAAGCTGACGCAGGACAACGTGATGAGCCATAAGATAAACAAATGCTGTGATATACATGTTGCCAAAAACACTTTCCGACAGCATAGGCGAAACAAGATTAATGTAGACTTCTATTTCTTCATCAGTAAGAAGAAGTTCGGGGCAGATAACAGAAAAAGCTTGCTTTATTTTATCTTTAGTTTCCGTTAACATTTTTCTTTGCCATGTTTACGAAAGCAAAAATAACGGAATAAATATCTTCGGCGGTTTCTGCACCCTCTACATTAATATTGTATTTCTTAGCGAAAGCAGTCAAAGAACGCTTGCTGGATTCAGCGGAAAGTCCTGCAAGGTCTGCTGTCATATCATCAACATTTGCTTCTTTGGCATTGCCTTTCTCGACAGTAATCATTTGTTCTTTGATGTAAGCTTTTACAATAAGATTTTCGCCCCATTCATCACCAACGATGCCACACTGATCAGGCATAATATATTTGCCGTCGATATTAATTACAGCTTTAGAGATATTTTTAACTTTCATTCACTTTCCTCCTAAAAAAGAAAATGCCCTCTCATGCGAAAGGGCAGTATATGGTCAGATTAGATGCCAGAAGCTTTGTTCATGGACAGCGGATAGTAAATCAACACGCCAGCGGTACGAACCTCGCAGGGAACTTCAAATTCCAAGCCTTTTTGCTGGATAGTATGCTGAGTGAACGGCAGCGGAACTTCCAGGGTTTGATGGTCTGCATCCTTAACATATGCAATCATCATATCCAAGCCGCCTACACCTGCGCCAGCCAGCTCATTGGCTTTCAGCACGGTTACATCCGGGTTATTGCGTTTAAACACAGACAGGATGGAATCAGCAACTACATCAGAGTATGGAGTGGAAGCAATGTAGTTGTATTGGTCCGGCGGCAGTACAAGGGTATTCGGGTTTTCTACGTCATTGGTCTGCTTGCTGACAGAATTGATAATGCCGTTCATATCACGCAGAATCTGAACAGCGGTTTTATCCTTGAATTTAGTAGAAGAACCGGAGCCGTCACCGGGAACGGTATAGTTACCAATGTTCGGATTGTCCAGGATACCAACAACGCCATATTTAGCATCACCATGAAAAGCAATGCGGTTAATATATTCGTCGAGAGCACGGCGAACAGCAATAGCCTTGCGAGCGGTTAACGGTTTTCTTGCCATAGCAGCACGGCGCAAGTCCTGCATGGTATAGCCGTATGCTGCACCGCCAGCAATAACTTTAGCAATGTGTTCTTCGGCCAGCACATCTACACGGGTAAAGTCAGTTGCATAGTTGGCGATAGTCTTTGCCATGCCGACAGAACCCAAGGACTGATAGCTGATAGTGTCAGCGCCGGGGTCAACATCAGAGGACATGTCAAACAGTTTAAGCGCATTCAGATTAGCGAATTTCTGGTCATAGGTCTTTGCCTTTACAGCTTCGAGTTCTTTTGCGACAAAAATAGTATCGCCTGCGTCTTTGCGCAAGCCGTCGCAACGCTCAATAACATTCAGGTCTAATTCATCATAGTGCATTTGAGTCATTACTATTTCACCTCTTCTTTTCTAATCAGCCAATTTCGATAACTGCCAAGCCTGCTTTATCGCAGGAAGTAATAAATTTAGCACCGCAGCCAAGAGCTTCAATGGTGCCAGCAGCAACAGTGTCTTTAACAAAAGTGCCGTCAGCAAGTTTCAGATGAGCTTCGTCACCTGCGTTAACCGCACCTCCGGTAGTTACCCATACACGGCCTTTGGTTACAACAGGAACAGTGTAGTTTTGCGGATAATACTTCTTGCCAGCTTCCGGCGGCTCAATATGAGTATGCAGAGTAACGCCGATAACTTTCGCACCGTCACCGGATGCGGACGGAGATTTCACCTGATGTTCTGCGTCAGTACCACGGATAACGGCGCAAGCAGCACCAATACCGTCAGCTTCTTCAACAGCAAAGGAATCTACAGTATGAGAGGACAAATCATACAGCGCACCAGCAAAAGCTTTGTCCATGGTTAATGCATAATTAGTAATTGCCATTGTATTCACCTCTTTCTTATTCTTCGCCGCGCATACGTGCAATCATGCGGCTACGTGCATCGTTAGCAGAATCATTCTTAGTTTCTTGCTTTTCAGCACCGCCTTTAGCTTTTAAGGCTTGATTTTTTGCGTTATCATTGCGAAGCATCTCTTTCGCAGCAGAATATGCTCCGTTAATATAAGCTTCGGATACACCGTCAAGCTTAAAGCTTTCACCAAATGCAGCTTTAACAATGCCTTCTTTTAACTCAGCGTTGGTCAAGCCATCGGTTTTTTCAACCTTAGCAATTTTAGCGGTTTCTTCCAGCTCCGCACGTTCCTGCATATCAGCCTTCACAGCTTCAACAGCCTCTTTTACAGCTTTCTCCTTTTCAGCGTCAGCAGCATCAACTTTAGCTTTCAAGCCGTCACGCTCAGCAGTCATTGCGTCAAGTTTAGCTTTCTTATCGTCAGCATCAGCTTTAAGAGCAGTATTTTGCTCCTTTACAGATTTAAGCTCAGTGTTAGCTGTATCAAGCTTTACACGAGCGTTTTCTTCTTTGTTTTGCAGAGAGTTGACGTAGTTGGCAATTTTTTCATCAACTTCAAAATCAACAGAATCAATTTTAATTTTCATTTTCGTTTCTACTCCTTCGATAATTTCGTCACCGTCAAGATTAAGCCGTGCTTTTGCTCCAGCACGTGCCCTATCAACAACGGCTAAATGATTGATACGAATGTTGCGTTGGATAGCATCATATTGCTGTCCGTCCGGCGTAGTGCCTGAAGTTTCTTCAATATCCACTCTGTAGCCTAAAGACAAGCCACGCTTTTCGCCGATAGCAGAGGGATTATGGATAACAATGTCACAGGCAATATTTGTTTCGTCCTTCGGATAACCGCTGGACAAAATCGTGCCAATGGCTAAATCTTGTGCGGTATCACTGTTTACAATGCCGCTGGCAGGATGTCCTACCACAATAGGCTTGCCGACAAAACTTGCTTCACTGTCAGTATCAAACACTTCCTCCGGCGGTCTGTACTCTCGTCTAATAGTCCCGTCTGGCTGTTGGTAGATATAGATGCCAGTACGTGCCACAATCGGAGAATCACGCAAGAAGCCGTCAGCGTCAGTAACTGCACCGCTAACAAACATCCATGAATCAATGCGTTCATATCGTTGTACACTTCCCAAAAAATTCACCTCCTTATTTTGGGGTATATAAAAAGCATATGCGACAAATTGCATATGCCTTCTAACTTAATTCTTTACTTTTCTTTACATCTACCCTACCCATTGGAACTGCTGTTGTCATGTTCCATTGCTCCAAGTCAATAACAGGTAATGCTACGCAACGGCAGTTATAATCCATACACGGATGATATTTCGGAGAAGGATAAACCTTTATGCCGTTAATCTCACCCACCTTGTCGCTGTTCCAATAGAAGTATTTCCCATCCATCTCAGCATGAGAAGGTCTTACACGTTCATCATGTGACGATGACCATTGGTACACGCTTATACCGCAATCAACCTGCCTACGCATTGTTATGATGCCGTTCAGATTGCCTACCTCGTTCCTTGCGATAAATTTCGCCCGCTTGTCGGTAGTGTTAAGCAGTACCTTGATTTCTTCTTTAACTTCACTCATAGCAGTGCCACGTTGAACAGCATTGCTAACAATAATTTGCAGTTTTTCGATGTAGGTATTTACTATGCTGTCCACAAGCCTGTTCTGCTGCGCTTTCCATTCCGCTTTTACTGTATCAAGTAAGGCTGAATCATTCAAAAACACATCAACGCTGACTGCTTCTGCAAAAGCACTAATAACATTAGCATCAACAACGCTGGACACGCCAGCAAGAATAAGCTCTAATTCGCTTATAGCATCCTCGATAGTCATGCTCTTTAAAAGCTCGACAAGTATCGCCTGAACGAAAGCATCTGTAACAGTGCTGTCATCGTCCTGGCGCAACGAATATGCCAGCATAGGTATATTGTTATTCGTGGCACTTTTTAAACGTCTTACAACGGCTCTGAGGACGCGATAATAATCACGCTCAAAATTCTTTGGATATTTCGGACGCTTCTTTACTTTAAGGTAGCGTATCGATTTCTTCTGTTTCTTCATCATCTAAATCCAGCTCACTTTCTGTAACTGGAATATCCCCACGCTCTTTAAGGTATTGGCGTGCTTGCGTTGCGTCTAACAGTTGATTATCAACCAAGTCAAAAACAAGCTTAACAACGGCAGCTCTTACTTCTGCCTGCGTCTTGTCGACGTTGGCTTGCTCCAGATCATTCAGCGGTTCGATTGCCTTAAATTTAATGCTCCACTTTTCAAGCTCCTTGCCATTGGTAGGTCCTTCTTTCGCAAGCTGGATAAGTCTTACAAGATACTCTAATGCAGGACGAATTTTCCTGCGTTGAATACGTCTGACGTTATCGTAGTAAATCTGCAAGTCGCTCTTGCCTGTGCTGTTCATGCCAGCCGGAGAACGCCCAAACAAAACAGTAAAAGGATACCCGGTAACAGCACATAAAGCCTGCTCAAACTCTTGAATAATATCAGTCAAGCCTGTGAGCGGAATATTGAAAATGCCGTATTCATCTTCCTTGTCAACGGCTACACTGCCATTAATTCTGCGTGAGTAGTCTATCAGTTCTAACCGCCGAATAACAGCTTGCGTGCCGTCCTCTCTTGCCAGCAAATTGCTTAAACCTTCAAGCTTTAACAGCGACGTGCTAACCTTGTCCATTATGTCGATTGTTTTATTCATTGCAGTTTTTACACGGTTCAGTGCAGCCGGAACACCATCCAGGCAGGATAAGCCAGCACCATTATTAGCAACACGCTCTATCTTCGGCAGCATTTCGCCGTCAAAAATAAGCAGCTTGCTTCTGTGCACTTTAAACTGATTTCCGTTTGGTGGCGAAATCATGTAAAACTCCGGCTTACCAAAGTTCGCATCTCGAATATCTGTATCAAGATAAATTGAGGTTGTGTCCGGGTAAATATCTCGCTTGTCAAAAATTTCTAATCCGTTAATCCTGCGTAAACGGTTGATATTAATAGGCTCGCTTAATTCCTGCCCATCGTCAGCAAGGATAAGAGCACAAGACATACCGAACAGTCTGTCCCAATATAAAGCTTCTGTAAGCTTTTCCTGAACAAACAGCGTTTCAAGTTCCTGCAAGATACAATCGTCAGAATCTCCTTCGATTTCTACAAAATTTTTCATAGCATCATCGGCAACAAGTGTAACAATCCTTCGCACGAGAGCATTTCTGTACATTGTAGCCAATGTTAAGTCTGTGAGCTTTCGCTCATTTAGCAGACCTTCATAATTGCGAGCTTTACGTGTAATGAAAGCATCTTTAAAGCCGCTATCTGCACGAATTGAATTATCTTTTCTTTTTACCATTATTCCTCCTAGCTCGTTAAGCCGCCCCAGCTGCGTGAATTCATGAGCTTGTTAAACGCATCACTTGACGCATCCACCATATCATCATGCTTGCTTTCCGGGAACGATTCAAGTTCTGACAGATACATATCATTCCATTCACCTTTAAGGATAAGGACGTTTCCTGCTTGCACCTGTGAAGCAAATGGAGTAGCACGAACCTCTTTGCTGCCTGTCGGCGATACAATCTCTACCGAATATCCTGCAAGCATTGATACAAGACTTTGAGCTTGCGCCTTGCCTGCCTGTCCTGGGTCTTGCGGTATGGTGATTTGTACAAATTTATATTTGCCCTGGTCTATCGCTGCCATGTTACGCAGAAGATTCCTAGCGTCATTCGCCTTTATCTGCTTGCGTTTTACATCAAGGACGATTACTCTGCCATCGTCAAGCAGTCCCATCAACACGCCTGCTGTTGCGTCCGGGTCTGGATTGAGCGGCGTAGGTTCTGTTGCTGCCAAATCCCAGGAGCGTGCATAAGCAACGATATTTTTCGGCACAGCATCAACAAAAGTAAAGTTTTCTGTTTTAAAGTACATACCAGCAGCAGGACGAATTTTCCAGTTACCATACAACAGACGTTCCTTGTCAATCTCAGCCAACGCTTTAAGGTTTGCCATGTATGACGGGTCTTTAGCCATTAAAACCTTGTTATCCGTTAACTTTGATGCTATAAACGTAACCGACTTGCATTCTTCAACATTTACGCCGTGTTCCTTTGCGAGTTCATGCGGATTGCTTCCCCAATAAATAGTGTCATTTAATACGCACATATATCGTACAACACCGCTGCGCTCATAGATTGGATAGCCAGTATCTTGATTAATCCACCAAGAAATAAAATCAGCTACCCAACTATCGCTGTCCGGGTTGCACGTTGCTCTTACATAAGGACGAATACCGCACGTTGAACGGTTACGAGAAAGCATATACAAAAATTGGTGACGGCTAAAATGCGTAAGCTCATCAAAAGCAAGGTAACAAATTTCCGAGCCTTGCCAGCCTTGCAAATCTTCGTCACGTTCCAAATGTGCAAAATGAATTCTTGCTCCGCTGGGACTAAAAAACCAATGTAGTTTCGGGGTTTTCTTAGGTTTCGCGCCTTGTACTTGTCCATATATTTTGTTAGCAGCATCCCACAAACCGCCTGAAGCTGTAATTTGAGTATAATTTTTACGAAACACAACGCCGCTAAATCCTGCTATGTCTTTATGCCTTAGACCTTCCAGGAGAAGCGCAAAGGTTTTTCCGCCGCCAGCCGCTCCACCATAAATTACAATATCAGCAGAAGAACACATGAAAGCTGTTTGCGGTCCCGGTTGCGGAGTTAGATACAGCGGCTCAAATGTATCTCTGCCGTTATTTGGAATGTAGATAGATTGGTAAGCGTCTATTGTTTCAACGCTTGCATCTTCTGCTAACGACAATATACCTCCGTCGACTCCTGCCAATGTAGCAAGAGTGCGAATTGCGTTAACGTCGGTTTCTTTTAAAGCCTTGTTAAGTAGCTTTGCTATCATTAAGGCTTGATAGTTTTGATCTTGCTCATCCAAGCCGAAAGCGTGTAAAAAGCTTTTTGCTTTATCGTCGTGTACTTGCGATTCAAGTATCGTTTTTGCTATTTGCTGTAAGTTTTTTTTCGCCCGTCTTATTTCACCGGATTTTTTGCCACCAACAGTTCCTCTTTTTCTTGCTTCATCCTTGCTTCGGACAGGCCTTAAATTGCTAACATTTCCTCGTGCTGGCACATTAAAACACCTGTCCTTTCTTTAGATTTTATTTGTTGTCTACAAGGTAAAATTCTTTTCGCAGTTCGGCGTTTACCAAGAATTGTCCACCACATGAAGCAGTCTTTGTTTTTACTCCTGGCTTTTTAATTCCTCTAGCAGTCATGCAGGAGTGTTCGCCTTGAATAACTACAATGACATCTTCTGTGCCTAAAATTTTAGTAAGAATGTCACGAATTTCCTTGCCGATACGTTCTTGGATTTGCAGACGTTTTGTTACTGCGTCAGCAATACGTGCAATCTTGCTAATGCCAATAACTTTGCCGTTAGGGATATAGCCTACATCAACAGTCATGTTATACATAAGTGCGATATGATGCTCGCAATAAGAAAAGCAGTTAATGCCTTTTAACACCACCATATCATCGTTATCGCAGGAAAAACACTTGTTAAATTTCTTTGCGATTTCATCGTTGCTGACACTTGCGTACTCTAATTGCTCCATTAACATTTTCGCGAACCGTTTAGGAGTTTCAAGAAGTCCCTCTCGGTTTGGGTTTTCACCGATGCCCTCAATAATAAGCCTTGCGGCTTGTTCTAACTTTTTAGCGTCCATGTTATACGCCTCTCTTATCTTTATCCCAAATAATTTTATGAAGCTGCACCTGTACGCATAAATCGTCTTTTTGTTTTGCGTACTCTACAAGCTCCGCTAGCTCTATTGCTCCCCATATAGGTGAAATATAAAATTTAGGTTTACATCCTACTTTCTTACAATAAGCTATCACTCGGTCTACATCCTTAAAATCTTCTTTGCTACCTACGACAAACTTTACAACGTCATTTCTATTAAGCAAATAGTAGTTACTCATGAGCATTTTTTTAGACTCACCGGATGTGCCACATTTATAATCTAAGGTATAAAACATTTTGCCGATTCTTTGCGGATAAAGCGGCACAGCACCATTGGTTTCAATGTTGACTTCGTAATCTGCTGCGTAAAGCAGGTTAAGTAACGGTCGCAGATCGTGTAATAAAGGCTCACCGCCTGTAATCGTTACACGGCTACAATTATACTCGCTTATCTTATCCACAAGCTCGCGTTCATTAAGACATTCGGTAGCATCGCTTGCTGTTTGAGCATAAGGAGTGTCGCAATAGCTACAACGTAGGTTACAGCCAGCCAAACGAACAAATACAGCAGGATAGCCAGTTCGCTTTCCTTCGCCCTCAATGCTTTTAAAAATTTCCACTACATTATACTTCATACACTGCAACATTCCCTTCGCTTTCCTGTACTGATACTTTGATGCAGTGCGGAACTTTTTCGCAAATCCAACGAGCAATATTTTCTGCCGTAGGATTGCACTTAATAACATCATTGATGTATTGATGGTCTAGCGCATCCGCAACAATATTTTTGATATGCTTAAAATCCACTACCATGCCATTCGCATTTAATTCTTTGCTTTGACACGTTACGTAAATAATCCAATTATGCCCATGTAGGTTTTTGCATTTGCTTTCGTAGTCCAGTGCAAGGTTATGTGCTGCTGAAATTTCTAGTCGCTTTGTTACTGTATACATTTTACTCCTCCGATGCAGGGTCTTTCACGCCGTTAGCCGCAAATGCTGTTGCGCGGTCAATACACGTACCGCAAGTTCCACAAGGTTTTTCTCCACCCTCGTAGCAGCTCCATGTGAATTGATATGGTGTGCCCAGCTCTAATCCAAGTTTAACAACGCCAGCTTTGTTTAGGTTGATAAGCGGTGCTTCAAGATGAGCGGTTCGTCCGCTGCCCTCAAAAATTGCCTTGTTCATATAATTAGCGAAATCTGGCGTACAATCTGGATATGCTCGTCCTGCTGCATCGTCTGCGTGTGCGCCATAATAAATAGCTTCTGCGCCAACGCTTACAGCCACCGCCGCCGCATAAGAAAGTAATAAGCCATTTCTAAAAGGCACATAGGTATCAACAGTGCCCTCGCCGCCTAACTCTTTTAATTGCTCTGCATAAGATTCATGCTTAATGTTATGCGTGCTTTTAGCCAGTAACGGACAATCGCTCATAGAAAACGCCAACGACAAATCTGCTTCTTTATGCTCTACGCCATAAAAAGCAGCAACTTTTCTTGCACTTTCAATTTCTTTTTTATGTCTTTGCCCATAAAAAGCAGATAAAGCTAAAACTTTTTCTGCGCCATATTTTTTAACCGCAACAACTAAACAAGTAGTGCTGTCTACACCGCCACTTAATAAAACGACCGCTTTTTTATTTGATTCCATTTATATATTCTCCTCTTCGTTTTTCAACAAATCTTTTATTGTCGCCAGTGTTGGCAAAAGGCTTGATGCTTATGCCACCTCGCGGATTGAATAGACCATATACCTCAATATATTTTGGGTCAAGCAGATTATTTAAATCTTTCATAATCATATTTATACAATCTTCATGAAAATCCCCATTGTTTCTAAAGCTGAAAAGATATAATTTAAGTGATTTACTTTCAACTAAATAATTTCTTGGTATATAATTAATAATAATAGTCGCAAAATCTGGTTGTCCTGTTTTCGGGCATAAGCTTGTAAATTCTGGACAATGCAGGTTAATCATATAATCATGTTCTGGATGTTTATTTAAAAATTTTTCAAGAAGAGCAGGATTATAATTTTGCTCATATATGGTTTTTTTACTTCCTAACGAAGTTACTCCTTGTAATTCGTTTTTTGTTCTCATTTCATATGCCTCCACTTATCTTCATATTCTATCTGCATTGCTAACCCATCTTTGTAATTTTCTAACTCTACTAAATCCCTGTTTTGTTTGAGCCGCATCCAATCGCTATCTACTTTTTTATTTCCAATTCTCGCAAAAATCATTCGTTGTCTCCAAGAGCTGCTATCAACATAGTCGAACGGTACCTTATCTAGTATTTTTCTTCGTGTCATTCCTAAGCAGTGCATCTTGCAACCATACTTTTTGGCTCTTTTCAAAAACATTAGGTATTGCTCGTCACGAATATCTTCATTTTTGAAACCAGATATAGCAACTATTTTCCCATGAAATTGTTGGCACATTTTATTGAATTCTTCGATTCCTCTACCTTTATGCCAAACAGGAATAATTTTATCTGATACTTTTAGCAGCTTTTTACGCAATAAAAGAACTCTAGGATAACCAACAATAACATCTATATCCATTTCAAAAAATCCTAAAACATTCGGTCTGTCAAACACCTTTATAAATTCTGCATATTCATCTGTATACTTTTCCCAATCTACCTTTAATCCTTTTTGAAAACTATGAGCGCCGCTATCTACTAAAAGCAATTCGCTGTTATCACGAATAAAGGTGGCTCTTTCTAAAGCTTTTCCTCGCCGCGAGTAGTAATATGACACCAAATTATACTTCATCCGAAACGGCATATTTTTGATGTTTTGCAGCCAAGAATCTTTTAATGGCATTCCATTTTCTAGCGAAGACAAGAAAATTTTCATTCTTTCACCTTTTTAAAGAACTCCTTTCCTGCGATATGATGGCACTTTGGGCACTCAAGTTTTTCTTTGCTCGGCTCTTCGTATGATTCCGCATCTAATTCTGGAACATCGTCCCATTTTATATCCGCACCTTTTTCAAAACCAAATTCACTCATGTCTAAGCTTTCAATTTGTTCCAGCTCTAACGCCAGCTTTTCAAAATCCCAACCAGCAAGCTCTCCGGTTTTATTATCTGCCAGGCGATAAGCTTTTGCTTGCTCATCTGATAAGTTCCCGGCAACAATTACCGGAGCTTCAGTTAAACCTAACTCCTGAGCCGCAAGATAGCGTGTATGACCAACAATAATAACATTATCTTTATCCACTACAATAGGCTGATTAAAGCCAAACTTCTTAATAGAGTTAGCAACCTTCTCAACAGCTTCTTCGTTGTTTCTTGGATTGTTTTCATAAGGCGTAATGTCTGCCAACGCCATTAATGTAATTTTGCTTCTTAAATCCATGATATACCTCCATTTTTTTGCAATAAAAAAGGACAGTGCTTTATTACACTGTCCAATAAAACTATAATAATTTTAGCAGTTCTTCCGCTCGCTGACGGTCAGTTTTGACGATTTTTGCGAACTGCTTTATAAGCTCCCATTCATCATCGAACGCTCTAATATTGCGTCCCTTGCGTTCACCAGCAGCAGTCTTTCCTTTCGGTCTGCCTGCTCCCTCACGAACACCGCCCCATTTTTTACTTTCCATGTTAACTCCTACTTATCCACCAATACAACATTACAATTCCACTAGCCAGGCCATGCGCCCACAGTACCCATTCATGCAGGCTCATTTGAGGAAAATTTCTTACTGCTTCGACTACAATGCCAATAGTGAACAACCAAATTAGTATTTTCATTTTTGTTAAAACGTGGTAGAATATAGGCAGGAGGACGATTGCTCGTCCTACCTGCGGCCCTCTTTATTTACGCTTTTTGCTCTTGCGATTTACTGGGGGCTTCTTTTTTTGCTGCTTTTTCTTTAACTTCTCCTGTATTTGGAGAGCCGTTAATACGGAACTTAATATAAGCGAAACCGTTTCAGCAGCATCTTTCAAATTCTGATCCACGTTTTGTACCTCCTTTCTATACTTATATTATACTACATTTTTGTTTATTTGTAAAGTGTTTTTTCAAGAATAATTACAAAAAAAGACGGTACTTTTTTTGTACCGTCTTTCTTTTATTTTACTCTAAACTGCAACGCAGGAACTTTTAAGCTATCTCCATAAGCATCGGTATATTTGCTGTTGATTTCAGCAAATCCTTCAAGAACGCAACCTTCTTGCTGGAACAGCCAAGCAGTTCTAATTGCTTCTGTGTAGGTACCTGAAAAGGTAAAACTTTCAATTCCGTTTGCTTTCATGCAAGCCACTATTTCAGGTACTTGATGGTCCCAAACGATTTCGCAAAGGTCAAGGTTGAGATTGCCATGTTCTCTGGAGCTTTGATATTCGCGCCAAATGTGAACAGCAAATTCTCCCATATTACCTATTTGACCAAAGGTTTCATTATGAATCTCTCTGGCTTTTTCTTTTTCTTCATCATTTTTTGCTGCATCAAACGCAGCGATTGCTTGGAGTTCCTTTTGATAAGCTTCTTCAAAAATATTTTTCATTTTAACCGACTTCCTTTACTCTTTATTTAGCAGGTACTTTATCTTCCCTACACTTATATTATACTACATTATACTATTTTTGTAAAGAGTTTTCTTTATGGAACATCAGTTGTATTTTATATATTTAAAAAGCCGTCTACATTTGTAGGCGGCTTTTTGAGTACACAACATATTTTTAGGAGAAGGATTTATCATCCAACTGTTGCATCTTAATTATATCATTCCTTTAATTGCCTTGTAAATGACACCTTACTGACATGATTTTAAAAGGTGCTCTATTTGTACCCTTGCGAACTCTGCATCTTCGGCTGTGTAGACTTTTTCGCAGTAACCATTACAGGAAGGCTTTGCCTGGTCTTTCTTGTAGCTAAGAATAACATTCTGGTATACAGCAAGCTGGCGCATCTGCTCATAAGCTCCAATGCTTATAACGTGCTCCCAAAACGCTCTTAAGCTATCCTCGCCTTTGCTGTAAGCATCTATATACTCATTTAGCAGTTCGTTTAAAGGCTTATCCATTTTTAGCTCTGCACTTTCTTATCTTAAGAGCATTGCTGGAAGGATTTTCGCCAAGATACACGCCTTTGGTGTATGGCAGATATGCTGAAACAGTGCTCTTGCTTACACGCAATTTTTCGGCTATGTTCTCCACGCTGTAACCTTGCTCATACAAATCATTGACCTGTATGGACATATTGCTTTCGTATACTCCGGCATCAATGAGAACCTTTCTGACTTTCTGCTCCGAAATACGAAACAACGCAGCTACTTTTTTAATGCTGCCTTCGGCATTGTAAGACTTAATAATATCTTCCGGCTTCAAAAGATCACGCCCTTTCGATTTGCTTATCTATATTGTTGTTGCATATACGCCTGTAATTCTTTGGCAAAGTCTGCGTGTTCCTTGATATAGGCTTTGACTATCTCATAGCACTCTGCGTAGTGCTTGCCTTCCTTGTTTTTGTTATTGGTAGCAACCTTAATAGCTGCATTAAACAGTGTAGCCCCGCCCTCATTTTTAGCATCTATAAAATCTGCCAACGCTTCCGGAACTAACACCGTAATAGTTTTTTCCTGCTTATCGTAAGAATCGTTTAAAACGTCGCAGAAACTGTAATCAGTTTTATATGTCCTGTAGAACATTGTTACATGTTTGCAGCCAATTTCTGCTTCTATAGCACGGCGCTCTTTGTAACACTCGGAGCATACGCCATATTCTTCAAAATAACGAATCTTACGTTCACGCTCATCACCTTTGCCGTACAGCTGTACCGTTCCAGTGTGACCGCATGAAAAAGTTACTTCGTACTTCATTTGCTCGCCCTCTTTCCGTAGCAGTACAAATTCCACGCTTGGTCATCTTGTTTCCACAAGTCTACCAACGCTTGACGTTCCGCGCGAATTTCTGCGTCGATTTTACGCTCATATTCGATTGGATTAACGCCCTCAGGAATGTACTGTAAAGCTTCACTGAAGGAAAACTCTTTAATATGGCCAACACCTTCACGATGTATGTCAGCAGCTTTCTGAGCGCAGTCACCGCACAAAAAGTTATGCGAGTTTACACCGAAGTAATGCTTGCCACAATGCTGACAAACCTTTTCAGTGCCTGATGCTTCTGAAATTAAGGAGCGAATTTTCGCAAACAGCTCCTTGCGGACCGTTTTCTTATTGAAGCGGAACACTCTTTGCTCGCCGCCGATTCTAATAGCAAAAGCTTGACGATGTGCACGCCATGTAAATTCAACGTGACCTATCTTCATAACGCCCTCCTTAATTCATGCGGCTGAGGATTTCAGCTTTGATTGCTTCTTCGTACTGACCGGATTTACCGAGGCAAGCTTCCAGGTGTTGAGTATTGTACATTACCATTTTTTCATACTCTCTTACCAACTCTTCGTTATTCATGTTTTTTAATGCGGAGATTTTCTTTTCTAACATTTTTTCGACTTCCTTTCTTGTAAGTTCTTATATCTTCCTTACAATTATATTGTACTATAATTCTCCGCTTTTGTAAAGAGTTTTCTTTATAAAATATTAATTTTCTTCCTCTAAATCTTCCCTGGTTACTTCATATTCAATACTGCCGTCACGCTTACGCAAAACAACTTCGAAGTCACAGGCAGTTGCAAGCTCCAGCAGAAGCTTAAGTGATTTGCATTTTCTCACCTTGTAGTTTAAGGACATTGGCGTAATGCCCATTTCTCTGGCTAACGCAGCCTGTGTTTTTCCTGTAGAAGCGATTAAGACTTTAATTTTATTTTCAATCATCATAGTAGCACCACCTTAATTATTATATCTCTTATTATACAGCGTTTTCTTTACATAATCAACATAATCTTTTATAAAAATATTGCCTGCGAGATTTCTCGCAGGCTTTTTGTTAAGATACTTCAATCATCGTGTTTAACCACGAATCGCTTGACGCATTAATGAGCCATTTCTTATTATAGCCGTTATAATGCCTGATCAAGTAAAACTTTGTCTTGTCGCCTTCGTCATTGTACAGAGAGAAGTTAGGGAACTTCTTGCCTTCTGATTGCTCCAGCTGGTAAAAGTATTCGCGAATTTCTTTTGCTCTCTTTACAACCTCCCAGTCTGGCGTAAACTCATCAGCATAGTTGTATCGCTTTTTTCTGTCATCCGAATGTACCCTGTATCCAGCGAGATTTGGCAGCACACATATATTATCAAATGACGCTCCTAAGCTGTTTACAAAAGCAAGAATCGAATCGAAGTCATAAGCAAAATGCGTGTTACGCATATCCGGCAATTTATGCTTATTGCAGTCATCATTCGGCTCTTCATCCGTGATGTAGAACAAGAAGTCTACGAAACCTACATATTGCAAGCCACCATAAACCTTCTTTCTTTCGCCAAGCATTTCACCGCAAACAATTTCAAGATAAACTCCCTTGCCGTTATCGAGGTGAAATGCTGTTCTAACACGGCAGTTGCCTATGGTGTTGATGCTGCGCTCTGCCTTTTCCCAACCAGCACCTTCAAAATACAATGTTTTCACGTCAACCACTGCCTTTCTATTGCTCCTCGGTTGGAACTATTTCAAATTCTCCTATGTCAAACCATGTGTTAGTTCCGTCTACCAGGAATATTCTGCCGATTTTTTCAAGCTCCTTTATGCTGCATTCCATTGCGCTTTCTTTGTTGAAAACCTTATAACCTTGTCTTTTGAACATAAACGCTATTCCGTCAACTAAATCTTCCTTTGAACTATAATAGGTTATTTCGCCCCAGCTGCAATACAAGACATATCTTTCATCGTAGAACTCACCGTTAACATCATTCGTTTGATAAAGCTCGCAGCCAGGTTCTTCGGCAGCATAGTAAAGTTTTAAGCCTTTATCTTTTGCAAGTCTTACGAAAAAGTCCATTGCCGGGGTCCATTTGGTGTCTACGGTAAACCGCAAGAAATATTCTTCTTCGTTGGCTTTAGTTACTTCTCCAACATCGTCGAACCATCCTTTATAGTTACTGCCAGGGTAAAGCTCATTACCGTATCTATAAATGCTGCCATCATTTTCATTTAGGTGACGTTCAATATCATCTTGCAGCCTTTGCAGTATTGCCTTATCTCCAACCATTGTAATGTCATTGAAACAGATATTAGCCATTTTACACCTCCGTGTTAACTTTGCAAATAGAACTGAGCTTGCCAGCTCTAGGATTATTCTTTTTAGGGCATTCGTCAATGCGAGCTATCGGAGTGCACCAGTTTGGCAAACAGCTGCAAGCTCCATATTGGTTTGTAAAGAATCTGTCAAAGCTTTCATGCATTGAATGAGCGTACTGGCAGTTTCGGCAGCCGAATCTTTCAATTTTAGGTTTTTCTTCTGTTATCCAAAGATTAACCAGCGCAGCAGTTTCCTTAAATTTATCAAAAGGTGTCATATTAGCATACCCCCTTTCTAATAATCATGTGCCGGAGTACTTCTTCGGTAATCTCCATTGCTTTGTGAAGCTCAAGTACACACCTCTTGCTTGCATGAAACGTAACCAGGACATAAATACCATTCTCGTAGTCCTGAATCACATAGGGCATCTTTCTTTCTCCCCAGCGGTCTGTCTTTTCAACTACACCACCATTAGAAGCGATTAAATCATTGAACTTCAAGATAACATCCTCGACTATTTCTTGTTCTGGGCGAATAATGTACATAATTTCATAAGCATTCATTTTTCTTTCCTCCTTACATTTGTTCATCTTCCTGAAAACTGTAGTAACTGCCGTCACCTATAATGATATGGTCTAAGCAAGGTATTCCAATTATTGCCCCGGCTTTTACAATGTTCCTGGTTAACTTTTTATCGTCAGCACTAGGTGTTGCAAGGCCTGAAGGATGATTATGTGCTACAAAAATTGCAGCAGCATTTTTCATAATGGCATACTTGAAAATCTCTCTAGGATGAACATAGCAGTTTGTCAGTGTTCCTTTCAGTATAGCTCTTGCTTCAATAATTCTATTCTTGCTGTCTGCTGCAATTACCCAAAATTCTTCATGATTCAGATACCGCAACTTCGGCATCATAAATTCAGCCAAGTCTTGCGGATCACAGCAGTATCTTTTTTCCTCAGCTTTGGTTTCGGTGAAAGCTCTTTTGCCTAACTCTACACCACACAGGAACGCTTCTGCTTTCTGTTTGTCTAATCCATATGCTTTCAGCTCGTCGGTATCTTCCAGGCGATACAATTTCTGTGCCGTCAGTTCGGAAACCTTATAAGCTTCCTGCCCGAGCAACGCTTCGCATAACTCTTTATAACTTTTCTCTGCTACTTTACACATAACTTTCACTCCAATCTTTTTTCCAGCGCACACCTTTCGGTGTACGCTGCTTCTTTCTTTTATTTATGGCTGTTTGTAGGGGTAGTAGCTTCTCGGCATCAGAAGCTTTTCACGCAGTACATTGATTCTCTTTTCGCGGCGTTTAGTATTTTCCATGAGTTCATGGAATTCATCTCCGGCAAGAGGAAGCGTTTCCAACATCAGTACATACTTTATAAGTTGTCTTGTTCTCACATTAATCACATCCAATCTTCGCAATTCTTAAGATATTCTTTCTTTGCTTCAAGTAAAGCTTTTTTCATAACCAGGTCAGAGTTAACTTGCTCATAAGTCAAAAGCAGAGCATCCAGCGTATCGTCAAGCTCATAAGTTATACAAAACTCATGGTTAGCAAGTTCGTAACGGAAGGCTGATTTCAAGAAGTCAAAATCTTTCATGTGCTCCTTCTTTTCGATGTTCAGACGTTTTACTAAATCATTATGAGCCTTAGCCTGAGCACGAAGGATATATCCTCCGAAGCCGATTTGATAAACCTTGTCGGTATCATCCGGAGCTAAACCAAATCTTTTCATGCCTTCGTTGAACTGTTCTTCAGTAAAAGCAAAGAACGTTTTATCTTTGGTAAAGCTTTCGTATTCCTTTTGCTGTTCGTTGATTAAGGTTGAGTAATCTTTATATTTTAACATCCTAGCATCCCTCCTAAAAAGTCATAAATTTCATCATTGGTTTTTGGACCTTAAATTCCATATCTCCGATATGGTTATTGATTCTTGTCAAGCATTTTACGATAGCGTTCGCTTCACCCTCGCTGAACGGCATGCAGTCGCCTTCCTCGTTTGTGTAGCACAGCAACACGTTACCGCACAAGCATTGGTCATGTAATCTGCCGTAACCATAAATAGCACTCGCTAATTCATTGGCTACAGGCTTTTCGTTCTTCAGAAGAAATTCTTCATCGAACACCAAGGTGACTGCCGGGATGATTCCAAGCTCGCCGTCAAATTCTACTAACTGAAGCGGCATATCCTTAATATCGACCAACTCGCATTCGCAAAGCTTGTACATAGATTCCAGGGAAATAGTTGGGAATACCTCCATCATTGGTACTTTCTCCACAGAATTGGTTTTGCCATTGGCATCAACCACAGTTTTGAGTAAAATTGCATAGTTCATAAAATCGACTTCCTTTCTAAAGCTATTGGCAAGGACTTTGAACCTTCTGCCTGGTAGCTTTACAGGAGCTTATGCTCCTGTCATCAGCTTTTATTTAGCTTCTTCGATTGCTTGCAGCATATTTGCAAGCTTTTCAACCTCATTCCATTTTCGTTGCGCTTTATTTCTAGCAACGCTGCTTTTAGGGAATTTTTCTGCAATTTTTTTAAGGTCGCACCAAACTAGCACTGCTTCCCTTAATGCTAATTTTAATTCTTCTTGTGTCATTTTTACGACTTCCTTTCTTGTAGGTTACTCTATCTTCCCTACACTTATATTATACTATAAAACTCACCTTTTGTAAAGAGTTTTCTTTATAAAAGGTGAGTTTTTCTTATTATTTTTCGATATTCTTTTCTTCGGCAAGGCGAGCTGCCCTTCTGCGCTTTTTATCTTCCAGCAGGTTTACGCCATCTACGCCAAACAGTAAAGCGGTTAGCTGCTCAACGGCATCGTTTGTGTCACGCCATATCTGCCTTTCGCTTACTGACCATTTTTGCGCAAGACTTGCTACTATATCGGTAACATACGCTTCCGGCGGACAAGGTTTAAGGAACAGCACGTCAAGTACATCTGCCCGGCGCAAATCTTCCTGCTTGCCGCTGTTATACCTGGTCTGCTTGTAAAGAGCTATCATATCATCCATATAGTTTATCAACACTTTGGTTCGCATGGTTGAGCTTATAATGCTTTCAAGCTTTAGCTCATTTGCTCCCATGCTTTTCAGATTTTGGAATGAATCAAGAATTTCGATAGCTGAAATCTGCTCATCGTCGATATTGACAATCTCGCTAGTCTTTAACGCTGCGTGTTCCTGAAGGCTTCTGTAATTCTTTAGCAGCAAGCGCACGTTATACAGTCGCTTGTCAAAATCCCTTCGCTGTGCTTCTTTGCTGTACAAATCATCACACAGCTTTTTAGAGGTTTTCTTGGCGGTCTGCTCTGCCACACGTTCGATAAGTTCTTCGAAATACGCCAGCGGAACGGTTATTGTGCTTTGATTTTCATTTACAGTCATGTCTTCCATGCGCTTACTCCCTTCTTTTATTTAAGTTCTTCAATAAGGCGGTCAAGATACCACTTTGCTTTTAGGCAATCTTCTACGCCGTTTTTTTCTTCGTAACGCCATAAATATTTGATGATGTTGGCAACGCAGACAGCTTCAATTCCTGTTTTGCCAACAGTAGCAGCCTTTAGGGCATCTATACACTCAATACCGCCTTTGGTGTAGTGTTTTGGATGATTTACGTTATTCTCAGGGAGCGGCATTGTAAAGCTATCTTTTGAATTCTTCGGTGCTTCTTTGACAATAACGTATTTATCATCTTTTAATCCGATAAAACTAAATGGAGATTTAAACGCATTCATTATTTATGCTCCTTTATCCATTTTTCGTGTCTGGCAACTGCTCCAGCTGTAGGTGAAAGCGTTTCAAGATACATGGCTTTCAGTATTTTACACTGCTGGATTTTCCATTCGCTAAAAGCATTACAAGTAGCGTGGCAGCCTATTTTTCTTTCTGTGCATCCTCTGCATGGTGTTTTCATGTAGCACCTCTAAAATAATTCTTGTTGGTTGCTTATATCATTCGGTGTTTTTGTGGTAATGTCGGGATATGATCCTGCAAACTTTTTCATCCGGTAATCGTAATACTTTCCGTCGGCAGCCATATAGTTTGCGTCAACTTCCTCAGGTGTCGGCATATAATATTGCGCTGGTAAAGGAATATCAGTGCACAGCTCTTCAAGTCTGCTCTTTCCGTAAATTATATGATTCCTTATTAAATTCATGTTTTCGCCGTCAGGATAAAAAGGGTCTTGGCATCCATAGGACCGGATATGTTCCCACCGCAAAAAACTGTCTATAAGCATTGCTGTTTCTTCTTTGATTTGTTCTTCAATGCTTTTTTCTCTTTTTGGCATTTTATACACTCCCTACATTTCTTTTGCTTCCGGGTAATACATCAGCTCAATAAATTCTGAACTTTCTCCCTCGCTGGCTATCTTTATAGCTTCTTCAGGCGAAGCAGCTAACACTTTTTCACGAAAATCAACTTCGCCCGAAAACAAACTGCGCCAGCTAATAAGATAAAGCTTAGCGTCCTGTTGAGCCATAACCGCCACCACGAACAGCACTTGCTTCATCGTCCGAGGTTACGCAGTAACGCACGAAGATTCCCTGTGCACAGCGTTCACCTTCTCTGATGATGATAGTTTCGCTGCCGTTGTTTCTGAATTTAACACCTATATTGCCGTCATTGTCCTGGTTGTTAGCATAATCGCTATCAATAATGCCTACGCTGTTAACTAGCGACAAATTGAACTTAACCGCAAGACTGCTGCGGATGAACAGCATCAGAACCATATCGCCAGGCATAATAGCTTTAATGTTCAGCGGAATAAGTACGCTTTCACCGCCAGCTGGAACAAAAATATCTGTCGGTGCGTAAAAATCATAGCCAGCAGAAAACTGTGTGCTACGTTGCGGAAGCTTCGTGTTCGCTGGTGCGTCAATCGTCGGTAAAAATTTAATCATCTTAAAAACCTCCTAAAATATCTCTCCAGATTATAACCAGGATTCCAATAGTACCCATAATAGCAAGAATTTCCATACAAATACTTGCAACAAGATGTAAATATTTCAAATTACCACTCCCTGTTTAACATCCATAAAGCTACACACATAACAGCTTCGTCAAGCAGTGTGCAACTGACAATATCAATTAAGCATATTTCCATTGGTTGCACCTCTGGCAATCTCTGCTAACTTTGCTCTTTGTGCTTTTACTGCATCAAGCAGCGGCTTTTGAAAGCGGCAATCATCGTCTAAAGCGATTCTTCCAGTTTCCTCTAGTTTGTATTGCATATACTCAAAATTGCCTTCAAGAGAAATTTGCATTTGCTGTAACATCCAATCCGGGAATTTTTCCATATTGGCGATAAGCTCGTTTTCAATGTCTACTAACGCCTGTGTACCTAAACGATGTACTGCATATCTGAATGCAAACAGCAGGACAATTAATTTTTCACGTTTCATTTTTTTTGCTCCTTATTGTAATGAACTAATTTTGCCGCTTCTGTCATCATGCTCATTAATTCTTGCATAGCCATTTCTTCACCATATTTGCCACGCACACCTAATGCTGCCTGCGCCATCGTACCAATGATCAAACTTTTAAGGATAATATAATTACCTGATGCACAAACAACATCATCGTTATTGCTGTTATTATAGGCAATTATAAAAGATGCTCCACATTCTTGTAGCAGTTCTTTCGCCTGTTCGGCTTTCTTGTAATTAATCATCATTTTTCATCCTTTCTTATCCAAACGCCATTAGCTAACTTTTCCAAATCTATTTTCTCCCGGCAATGAGGGCAAATTGGCATCATATCATTTTTTCGTCCCATATGTTCTTGCAGCATCTTTAACACACGCTTATAAGGCCTAAACTTTATACCAATCTCATAGCATCTTAACGTCTGTTTCCTAGCTCTATCATAGTCCTTTGCTATTGCTTGCCAGTCGTTACACATCAGCTCCAGCACAACGATAGGTTCAACCATGTTGCCGCAGTGATTGCAGAAGCAGATTTTTGTGTCCGGGTCTACCGTAAAACTGATAGGCTTTTTACTGCCGTCATAGATGTTGGTTTCCTTATAGCAATGGCAAGTTGTTCTGCCTTGCTCTCGTTTAATAGGCGAAAACTTTAATATTTTCATTTCGTTTGCTCCAAATTATATATCTCCACGCATTTTAGCTTCAAACATTGCTCTCAAACGTGCTTGTGGGTCGCTCATAGCCTTTGCAACAGCTTCTGTGGCTTTCTTTAATTCGTTGTTAATCTCTATATACTCAGGCTGTTGCCGTACATGATTTTTAGCAGCATCTACTGCGTGACTATCATATTGCATCTGTACAAGCGACTCCAACGCTTTTAAGTCCGCCTGTAGTTCAACAATCTCGACAACAAGTAACATTAGCCGTGCTGATGTCTTAATGTCTGCAATATCCAACATACGTCTGATTCCCTCTTTGCTAATCACTGTAACACCTCCTAAATGTCAAAAGCATCAAAATCTCCATCGCCTATATACTCTGCATATGAGCTGCACACATTACATTCCCATGTGTCTGCTTCCTCGCAGTCATAGCACGGATAATATTCATCATTATCAATCATCGATGCCACTCTCAACATTCCACCTATCAGGCCAATTTGTCAATTCGCATAGGGGAGCGGTATCGTCAACATTGCGAAAGATACATCCTCTGCAGTGCTTCCGCTTGCTGCACATTTCTTTTATGATTCGCGCAGCTTCTTTGAGTTTTTGTTGTTCACTCATATCTTCACCTCAAATGTTTATAAAAAGCGGCGGCGTGGGGATTCTCGGCAACGCTTACTGCCATTCGGCAACCCAGCCGCCGCACCCTAGGGCTTAGTTTAAATCAATATAGCACCAGCGAATAACGGCATCTTCAAAAAAGCATACGAATTCGTAGCAACTATTTTCTCTAACGATTTCGTCGCATTGCCTGTAGCCAATTAGTATTTCTGACGATTCTCCGACTTTGACTTCAAAAATACAGAGTTTATCTCCGTTCGGCATAACATCATTACCATGCCATTCACCGCATATAGGTTTGTTGCTCATTTTGCTCACTCCTCGGCTACAATTTTTCTGCCAGTTCTTTCAGCATTGTTGATTTTTTCTACCAGTTCGTCCATAGCCCGTGCAGCTTCCTCAAATGTTTTATACCCTGTTGACGCAGGATAAACGCCATTGTAGCTCATGTTAATGAAAACGTCATACCCATTTGCACGTTCAAGGACTACCAACGAATCTATTTTTTCAGGGTTGACGTATCTATCGTTCCTAATCTTAATCAGCATATTCTCACTCCTTACTGCCTACGATTTTTCGGCCATTTTTTGACGGCTTCCGGGTGCTTTGCTTTCATTCTTTGCACAAACAATTTTTTTAAACTGAGCCACGCATATCTATCTCTTCTAAAAACAACATTTACGGCACGTCTAATCATTACTAAGCGTGGCAAGAATTCACTTCCTGGCGGTTTCAAATGTTTGTAGTCGTTTAGCTTATTGCCAATGGTTCTTTTCATAAATTTCACCTCAACTTTTTCAAGGGAGTTGTTGCGTTTTTTGCAACAGCTACAAGAGATTTTTGCAACATGTTGCAGTTTTCGCTTATAACTTATACTCCACGCCCAACTCTTTCGCCACGGTAGGCAGTGCAGCTTGCACTTCTTTCTCTGTGCGGTACATCCAGCCTTTGCTTAGCAAGGCATACTCTTCCGGGAATCCGCCCCACCACAACGAGCGAACAACCCACTTATCACCCAAAAGCCCAAAGGTAAAATAAACATCGCCTTTCTTCGGTTTCCAAGGTAATTTGATTATTTCCGCTTCACCGCAAAGCAGGTTATGTAACATAGCATCTTCTTCATCTTCTGCTACCCATCCATCGAAATGAAGTCCGTCTAAGTCAAACCAACAGGTAGGGTCGTAACCTTTAATTTTAAATTCTTCGCCCAGCTCCACGCCGAGCATCTTTGCGATTTCCGGCATCAGATTTTTAGTCATTGTACGATTCACCTCCTAAATATTTACAGAAAAACGTCCAACGTGTCTTGCCTGTCTTATCGCCAGCAATCGGCTTGTACGGAAAGGCACAACGCAGAACTGCACGATGCGGAATATCTTCCTCGTTCCATTTAAACAACAACATTCCACCCGGCTTTAACACTCTAAAGCATTCAGCAAAAGCCTTATTCATCCACTCTTCCCACAGCAGTGGCAGATGTCCGTATTTCTGAGCGAGCCAGCTAAATTCACCGACCTGTACCAAGTGCGGTGGGTCGAAAATTACACAATTAAAAGTGTTATCCTCGATTCCTTTCATGCTGGTTGCGTCCATCAGTTTGTCTGGTTGGATATGCAATTCTCGTCCATCGCAGAGCTTTGTGTGTAACTCTCTGATGTCGCCAAACATAACAGCATTACTCTCTTTATCGTAATAAAACATCTTGCTTCCACAGCACGGGTCTAAGATAAACGGCTTACCCATTATTTCTCCTCCATTCTCTTATTTTTTCGCACAGTTCAAGCCCTCCCGAAACTAAAATCACTAAGATTATTGTTGTTACGATGATAGCAAAAAATTCTTCATCACTTCCAGCCGTCAATAATGTGTGCGCTACCATGTTATCACTCCTTCTTGGTCAATTTCTTCTGCTTCTTCTACTTCGGTGTATTCGACTTCATCATCACAGTAGATACCAACTTCCGCGCAATCAGAATCTGGAACTCCAATTAATTTGCTGTATCCACCATTGCCGACAAAATTCATAGGTCCAGGACACTCTTCGTAAGCCTTTTCAAGGGCTTCTTTTTTGTTTTCTGCTTCTAATTCCACGTTTATCCATGCTGTTACTTTACCGGAAACAATGTATTTTTTCATCAGTTATCACTCCCATATACAATCAATGCTTACACATTCATTACGTTCTTCTAAATAATCTTCATCCAGCCAGTTTTCAACTTCATTTCCAATGTTATCGTGAGCATAAATAACAACTTGCTTGTCTTCACAGTCATTTTTAACCGCCCACTTATAAAATTCTTCAATTGTCATTATTAACACCTCTGCTCCACTTGTTAACAAAAAAGTTTTTATTAATACTTTTGTTTAAAATTTTTCATTATTGCTAAATGAATTGCAACAGCGCTACTATCACTAGAGCTTACAGTACGCGTTATCTTCACTCTTTTGTACCCAAGCTCATTTAATTTTTCTTTTAAAATAGTCATCTCTTTATCGAAATTTTCTCTATCTAACATATTTATAATCCCTCCATAGCGAGCACATAAATTACACCGCTTTCATCAAGCAATCTTTTTGCCTGTTCTGCTTTTTTATAGTCAATCATTATCTCCACCCCTTAATTTTACGACCACACCATGGACAAAAATCATAGTATTCATAATTCTGCACCTCAGAGCCACATTGAGAGCATTTGTATACACCCATAGCTGCATCATCTCCTGCTCCCACATATTCCATTGTAGAACCTGTATTTTTCTGCAACCCTTTAGCTTCTTTATCTCCAGCAACATAAAACATCATCGTTACATTGTCGATATTGTAATCAAAATTAGCAAAAACAAAATAATCTGGATAATAGATGCCATCGTCATCGACAAATCCATATTGAATCGGCAGATTCTCAACGCCGTTAGTATTAGCATATTCGTAAAGCTCTTTGATTGTCATAACCTTTACTCCTTAAATCTTTCCATAATAGCCACGATTAAGCCCATCCGCTGGATAACAGCCACTGGGATAAGCGTTACAATCAACACGACCGCTACAAATTCGTCTAACGTCATTGTTATCACTCCTTCTCAGCTTTACTAGCCTTTAAAATCTTCTCAATCAGCTTATCCACAGCCTTATCTGCAAATTCGCCTGTAGCCTTGATGTTGGCAGGTGTTATATGTTCCGCAGCATACATAGCGTATATTTCTGTTTTTGTTGGGAGAAATGCTCCCAACATATCTAAAGCCAAAGCTGTACAAACAATTATTTTAACTGCCTTAACGGATTCTTTATCATTATTATTGTCTGTCATAACTGCCAGTGTAGCTATCATAGCATATATAGTTACAATAATACCTACTATGAGGCAAATCCCTTGTATCATGTCTATTCTGCCCGCCCAGTAAATCAGCCACGGGCTAATAATCGGCTCGTTCATCACTTACACCCCACAATTCTTCTGCCACACCAGCAGCAGTGCGACTGTCCAGCATAATAAAATATTCCGCCGCACTTTTTGCAGCGACAAGTCGGGAACGCTTCTTGATAATATCCCGCATACACAATCGCCGTTGTACGGTCAGGCTCATGCTTTAAAGCTGTTAATACAACCTTTTTCTTTTTTATTCGGGAGATAACCCATTTTTTGTCATCATCCGTCAAACAGCCAAGTTGAAGCGCAAACTTCGACTTCGAGATTGTCCCTTTGGTCTCTAAAATCTGTTCACGCAACATCTTTTCACGCTGTGGCAGGCTATCCCACCATTTCTTACGTTCTGGAGTCATTTGCTATTCCTCCTTAATCTTAAAGGTTTGCGCTGTGTTGATTTTTTCAGCAAGCTCATCCATAGCTTTTTCTGCTTCTTCTTTGGAATCATATTGATTATATTGAACTTCTTTTCCATCGACGCAAATGTTGACAATATAAACGTCTTTTCCTGTTCCTCTTATGCAGCGTTGTAAGGATAGACTGTTAACGCAGTTAAAATTTTCCCACATTCTGCTATTAACCTTAATTAGCATTTACTCTTCCTCTTCCTCCTTTTGCCAGCCGACAATGTCTTGCTCATCACCGATACGCTTAATGGTTCTGCCAAGAATTTTGCACGTGTTTTTCAGCCACTCTACGCTATGCCCTTCAAGCACCTTGTCCATTTCTTCGTCTGACAAGTCGCTAAAGCAGATGCTTTCCCAATACTTGCCACGTTTAACTCTAAAATAAATGCCGTCTAGTTCTCTTTTTATTGTCATTTTTTCATCCTCCCTGCCAAAACTTCACACTTTCTTAACTCGCTACGCATCAGCTCACGTGCCTTACGCAAGCAGTAACGATAATATTTCAGCTTCTGCTGTCTACGCTTTACCACAGCCATATTAACCACCCAATCGCAGCACCCAGCAGAGCACCAAACATAGCAGGAATACCGATGATTAATATAACCATGATCATGTCGATAATTCCATTTAGTAATTTACTCATTTATATCACCTCATACCGATGTCTGTGCGTCATATTGTTTCCCAAAACATTTCTCCTCGCTCAACACGTAAGAGTAAATCTTTGTGTCCTTCTTCGGCTTCTTGCTGCGTGTAATAGCGCTGACAATACAAATCCTTGTAGCTAACTCCGTTTCTTTTATCAACCCTAAAGAGCATTGTTTCATACGGAGCGCAATTGTAAAAATGCAATCTAACAGTCGATAACAAGTAGACTTCACCACCATCTGTGAACTTTGTCTTTAACGAAAAATCAGCCATTACTTTCACCTCTATTCGGATTTTGCTTCCAGCCATCTACTGGACGATACAGATGCAAAACATCGTATATCCCGCCTACGCCGTGCAGATACTCACTTTCCTTTGGATGAATTTGATGAACTTCTTCTTCCGGCATCCAGAATATGTCTTTGACCTGGCACATAACTTCCCATGACGGCGTTTTATTCGTTGTGCCGCAAAATTTCACACTTACGTGCTCCCATTGGTTACCGTCCTGATCAGGCTCAACACCTACAACACACTGCAAGCTCTTTTTGATTCCCGGCAAATGCAGGAAGCCTGTTAACACAAGGCCTTCAAAAACAAAATCATTTTTCTTGTTAGCTTGAAACTTTTCGTTTGCTAAAATCTCCTTGATACTTCTCATCTTAATCTCCTTGCTCCACATAGTTGCGGATTATTACTGCATTGCTTGCATTCCTTATCGCACTCCCAACAGCATACGTGGCAAACCTCGCTTCTAACGCAGCCTGGGAACGGAAAAGGGCAGACATATTTGTTTTTCAGTTTTTTCGTGATTATCGGCTCTTCATCTTTTGAAAAATTCTCGGCAGGCTTCTGAGTTGTAGCCTTTCTTTTGTTCGTTTCCTGCCTTCGTATTTGCGCAAGGCTCATGATTCTGTGCTTACATTCCTTGCCCCCGCAGCTCATTCCTTGTCGCCGGGCAAGGTTAGATACATCTCTGTAACATTCAGTGCCGCATTCGCAGACGCATCTTGCAACAGAAGCTTTCTTTTTAGGTCTGATGCTGATAACGCCTGGAGGATAAATTTCAAGCACTGTCAGCATACCTATTTTTTGCCCTAGCAGATAGCTCCAATCCTTATTCTGCATTAAACCGACTTCCTTTCGCTTTACTTTAGCCAAACTGTGCCATAGCACGATGAGCACCTAAACGCCCATTTTACAGCACCTTTTTTGTCTACAATCTTTGCGCCGTAGACAAGCTTTATTTTTTCCTGCTTGCAATGAGGGCAGCACTGCTTGCCTTCGGCTGTTGTTCCAAGTAGATATTTCACTGTTGCCCCTCCGTTACAGTCAGAAATTTTAACACTCTTCCTGTATTACTAATTCTGTATTCTTCCAGATCATCACGCTTCAGGTACTGCCTTCCATATAGCGACTTCATATTCTCCCATACAATGAACGGCACATTGTAAAAATCTGTCAGATTAAACGATACCAGGATAAAGCACCTTGCTCCTAAAAAATGATGAACCTTTAGGTATTCAAGCTGGTGCGGTTCAAGTCTGTTTCGTAGCATCTTGTCACCGTCGGTGTGCTTCGCTTCAAAGCACACCGCTAAACCACCTCTAAGCGTTCCCTTGTAGTCAACGCCGCTTTTCTTTGCATAGTTGGCAATGAACTGTCCATGCGCTCCATAAGGGCGGATATAATGTACAGGCTCACTCTGTTTCTCAATTTTCGCAATGCCATGTTCCTCGTAATACTGGCAGCCTGCGTCAATCATCTTTTCAAAGAACGAACCGCTTGCCTTGCTACGCTTGCCTACAAGGATGCTTTTATGCTGATTCATGTTTCTTATACCCCTTGAATTTCATTCTGCTGAAAGCGTATCTAAGATAAGCTAAGTCCTGAAGCACATCAATGTATTCAAGCTTATCAACATACACCTTGCTTCTTCCCCACGTGCTAATCAGCTTCATGCTAGGATTGTAGGTCTGGTGATATATCGTTTTGTATAAAAAGCAATATTCGCTGCAAATCTTCTTGAAATCATCTTTCTTTAATTCGATTTCAGTGAACGCCAGCTTACGCAAGCGGTTAACTTCGTCTTTAATCTTCATTCTGCACCTCGCTTAAAACGGAATTTCCTCATTAAAAGGTACTGCGCTGCCAAAACCTTGGAAGTCCTGGCTTTCTTCTCCCGGTGTATGCTGAGATTCGCCGCCTTGCTCTCTACGCTCAATGAATTCAAAATGCTCTGCGATAACCTCGGTTACATATTTCTTTTGACCGTCTTTAGCGTCATAGCTGCGAATTTGCAGTCTGCCTTCAACTAACACACGCTGTCCCTTGCTAAGGTAGTTGCCACAGATTTCAGCCTGTTTACCCCAGATAACAACAGGGATAAAGTCAGCTTCACGCTGCTTGTCTTTCGAATAAGGTCTGTCTACCGCAAGCGTGAACTGAGCAACAACCTTGCTTGTAGAAGTGTATCTTACCTCCGGGTCTTTTGTCAGTCTTCCTAATAAAATGATTTTGTTCATGCTTTTTGTTCCTTTCTCTTTAACGGATTGTCCTGGCAGAAAATTTCGCCGCCTTCTTTTTTGATTTTTGCTTTGATTTCGGTAATAGCTTTATACAGATAATAAACCTCACCGCTGTCATGATACATATTGATATAGAAATTTACTATTGTCGTAAAATATCTCTTATCTTTATCACGATTTGCACTTTCATTGATTCTCGTAAGCTCTTTAGCGTCCATAATTCCCTCCTATAATCCTAATAATTTGTTGGTAGCAGCAAAGCCTTCTGCAACCTTCTTCCTGCGTCTGCTTGCGTGTGTAACCTCTACCGGGTGGCACATCTGCAAAATGCGGTCATAGATTCTTGTTTCCGTTATCGTCTGCGGCTTTTTAATTGCTTCAATCGGCAAATTTGTCGTGATGATTGTAGGCAATCCGCTCCGGCAACGGCTGTCGATGATCTGGAACACTAGCTCCTGAGCAAACTCCGTGCGCCGTTCTGCTCCTAAATCATCGAGCACTAACAGTTCAAATTGATTAAAGCCGTCAAGATATGCTTGCTTTTGCTCTGTCCCCCACAATGTATTGAACACTCTGCCAAAATTAGTCATTAAGCAAGCTACACCTTTATCAATTAGCGCATTGACAACACACGCAGCGGCGAACGTCTTTCCGCTTCCGGAATTTCCATAAAGCAGTAATCCTTTATGCATCCTGCGAAAATCATCGTAGTGCTCAACGAAATTCTTCATTGCTCGCATCGTCCGCTCGTCTGAGCCGTCATCATGGCTAAAAGTCTGTGCCTGAAGCTCACGCTCCGGGAAGCCAGCTTTTCTAAGCTCTTGCACCCTAGCAAGTCGCTTTTCATGCTCCTCACGTTCACGCTCTGCCTGAAGCTCTTCCGCTCTGCACTTACAGATACAAGTTACAGTTCGTTCAACACCAAACAAGAAACCTCTGCATTGCTTCGGCGTATGGCATTTACCACACATAAGCAATCCGTTTTCGTAATAATCATTTGCGTTTTGCTTATTAAGCTGTGAAGCATTTTTAGCAATGTGATTTACAGCAAGCGTAATTGAATTCTGAACATCATTCGCATCCATGCTATCACCTCACTAAAAATATTTGTCCAGGTCTGTTTGATCGTCCGGCGGTTTAAAACTATCCGGCGGCTTTTTCGGTTTTTGATTGTCACCGCTCGCAAGGTTTCTTGCAACTCCCTCACAATAGGCTATTGACTTCTTGCCTTGCTGCGCTGTTATCGTAACCGCCTGCATAGCTATCAGCTCGCCGTGCTCCTTAGCAATAGCCTGTAACCGCTCTGCAATGTATGGCGTTATCGGCGTAACATTTTGATTCCAAAAGCCAACAGGATTATTATCGCTCATAACATTTTCGTAACTGTTACACGTAACGGCAGCATTTTTATCGTAACAACCACTACTAAAGTTATTGTTGTTACTCTTACTCTTATTCTCTTTCTTATTCTTACTCTTATTCTTATCCGTAACATCTGTGTTTGTTACGTCATTGTTACGTGTAACATCTTGACTTGTTACGCTTTTGTTACACGTAACATCTTCGTAACATTCCGTAACATCTGTGTTTGTTACGTCATTGTTACAGGTTTTGGATTGCTTCTCACGCTGCCTTTTAACTCTCATTGCTTCCTTGCACCGCTCACGCTCCTTGAGCTTTGAAAGCTCTTCGGCGTTCTGATACTCACCCCAGCCTACAATATAGATATAGCCGTTATCCTCTATATCAATCATGTTATACTGCCGAAATACTTCTAAAGCAGTTTCCGCAATTTTAGGCTTAAAACCACCAACAGCAGCTAAGGTTTTTGGTGTATACGCTACACCTTCGGTAGCGTATACATAACCACCATCGTTTTTTTTACGAGCTAAAGCTAACAGGAAGAACCACATTAATGCCAGGCTATCACCAATCTTCGTATCAGCACGAAGTATCTTAATTTTTTCACTGTCGAACACATCGGCGCTAACCTTGAACCAGCTCTCCATGTCGCCCTCCTACAATAACTTCTTCCATAATGGTTGCCGTCTAAGTAACCTCACATACTTCATAAGTGCTTTCTTTCTCATAGGTAATCTCTCCCAATTTTCTCTATCCACTCGTCCCGGCTATGTTTATCTTCATAGCAGGTCTGAGCAAATCGCCTTAACCGCAAGTCTGTTTCCTTGTCCAAATGAGGTCCGAGCCTGCCTTTATGATGTTCGTAGCATAGCCAGATTGTTAAACCCAGCTTGTCCGAAATCTTTCTCCCGGCTGCTTCGAATATCACATGATGGCGCTCCAGATTGCGAGTAGTGCCACACATAAAGCACTCCTTTTCGCTTTGCAATATGCTTTTCTTACTCATGCAGTTTGCCTCGTTTCTTCGAGCAGGTTCTTAATAGCAGTATGTGCAAGCGTGTATTGAGGAATTGTAATCATTTTTTCAAGCTCTTCAATGGTCAGGTCTTTAATGTTTTTGTATGCCGCAAGCGGTCTGCCGTTTTCATCGTGGCCACTAGCAACGGTTACAATCACATCCCCTTGCGGTGTAATTTTAACGAATTTATCTCCGGTAGCTTGCGGTTGAGCTTTAGGTTTTTGCTCTTTCTTCGGTTCTTTAGGTTGATACTGCCCTTTTTCAACAGGTTCACAAGCTGAATTTCCGTCATCGTCCTCTTGCGCAAGTCCAAGAGCTGCTGCAAGGCTGTATCTTCTAGCATATGTCAGCGTACTGCCGAACCCCTGGGCATCATTCTTCTGAATAGGATAACTGCTCGTTACCTTAATAAATTGACCGCTGCTATGCATGATCAGTGTAGTAACAGCAAGCTTATTGCTTTCTACAATTCCTTCGTTAGCCTGGAATATGCTTAAGCCGTTCTTGCTAAGCGGCTCACGTGCTGCGTTCAGGCATTCTGCCAAATCAGCATATTTGCTTTTAAAAAACGGATTGTCACAGCCTTTAACAGCATTTTTCATTTCGCCCTGAGCCTTTGCTAAAGCTTCAGCCAAAGCGTCGATTTTCTCGCTCATTTCCATTTAAATCACCTTTCCTTCCTTAACCAGCTCTTCAAGTTTGCTGTGAAGCTTAAGAGTTGTTTCAGCATCCCAGTGACAGCATTCACGATAACTGCCAACTTTAGGATATGTTTGCATATTTACCGACAAGCTGTTAACGTTATAGCTTAATACATCACCTTCACGCACAGCCTGTTTTTCCTGGTGGTATCCGTAATGCTGATACTTACATTTGCCATCCCTGGTACAGTGCGAGCAAGTCTTAAAGTCTTTCAACCAGTTCTCTTTCGTCTGCTTATGCTCACCGTGCTTCCTTTTTCTAAAAGCTTCAAATCCTTCCATGCTAAGTCCGCTGCGAGCTAACACGGCGTTGACCTGTTCATTAGTTACCATATACATCCTCCTTTTGAATTCCGAAACCAAGCTTTAAATCAGCATAGGCTTTAACTACTCTGCCTTGTGCAGTTGTATAGCCTTTTTGCTGAAGCTCTTTGTTCCATTCCCTTATAAGCGAGTAGCCTTTTCCAACGCCTACGCCTAAAAGGTTGGCAATGTCTTTAGCTGTGTAGAATCTGCTTTCCATATTTGACAACCTCTTTTCCGTATGCTATACTATATATGACCTATTTTTTAAACCGATTTCCTTTCGACTTTATTTATAGGTTAAAGGCTCTCTATTAGCGTGGGGGGTCTTTTCTTTTTGTTCTTCTTCAATACCAATCAATACAAGCAAAGCCTGTGCACCTTCCCGGCATTCTTTTAAAAGACTGTCGCCGAGGTGCTTTTTTTGTACTGTTTTCGCTACCATTTGCGGAAACAACTCAACCACTTCACCGACTTCTTTTTGCGCCCTTAACATATTTACCGCTAAATCGTCAGCCGGAGGAATAAGTCCAAAAACGTCGCAAAACACTACATTTCTTTGCAAGTGCTGAACCCTTAACCAAGGTGTACGATAGAGTTTTGACATTGCCAGTGCAATAGCATCAGGGCATTGTCGCCAGTCAATCTCATAATCCTTTAAACAGCTTGCGGAGATTGCCAGTTCTTCTGCCGCATTTACACGGCTCATTCCTGCATACTCTCTAGCTGCTTTGTAGATGTTAGTTTGAGTTTCAGACATTGTATAAACTCCTTTCTTGCTATAATAAGCTCATAGCAGTTAAAGCTTTCAGCCTGCTATCATTGATTTTTCACTGTGTAGTAATTAACAGTGACTACATCTCCGGGCTGGAGATAACGGCGGTTGGCGGTCAGGTGCTTATTATCCTCAGATACGTTGTACCAAAACTCGTCAAAGCAAATTCTTGTTTTGTTAAGCAGGAAATACTTATCAGCGATTCCATACATTGTTTCTCCTTCTTGAACAATGTGTGTAATCGTATGCCTTTGCACCTGGCTGTCCGAAAATCCGCCAATCAAGCTCAAACAACACCATGCAAAGATAATGCATATACAAATTTGCAATACCTTTTTCATCTTCATCTCTCCTTTGCGCAATTTCATCAATGGTCTTTGTTAAATTGCTGAACATCATAAGGGACTGTATGACTTATAGCATCTTTCATAACCAGCTCAAATACTTGCGAAATGCCAGCTATTGGTATGCCTTTATCATGCAGTATTTGTATGATAGGCTTTACAGCAGAACGTGGGTCGAAAGTCATTAAACCGTTTTTTATTTCCATAGCATCCCTCCTTTACGCTACATCATTTAAAAAGTAATCAACGCTTACGCCGAAGTATTCGGCAAGTTTTTGTAATGTCTTTAAACTAGGGGTATATTTCCCTTGTTTCCAATAGGTAAGCGACGGAGCGTTAATTCCTGCCTCTTTAGCAATCCTATTAGCCGACAAACCCTTTTCAAGCATCAATTTCTCGAATTTACTATACATTTTTCGCTCCCTTCCTTGCATAAAATAATCTACTGTGATAGAATTATATTAAAGTAGTTTAACACAAGCACTGTTTTAAAGTGCTTTAATTTAAGTATTAACTTACTATAATTATTATACTACTTTAATGTGCTTTTGTAAAGTAGTTTAATGAATTTTTTTTTAGGATTTTTTTGGAGAATTTTACATGTACGAAAAACTTGCATTGCTGCTAAAACAGCACGGCATCAGTGCTTCAAAATTAGCAAAAGAAACAGGCATTAGTGCACCTAGCTTGACTTATTGGAAGCAAGGCAAATACACACCGCAAGCCAAAACCATTCAAGCTATCGCTAATTACTTTAATGTTCCGGTTGCATATTTTTATGATGACACTGAATATGCTTTAGGTATAACGAAGCAGCAAGCTCATGACCTCGGCATAGACACCGAAGCAGTAAAGCAGCAGCTCAATGCCCAGCTTCTCGACGAACAGGCTATTGAGATTGCTAAACAGATTCAGAAGCTCGATGACACCCAAAAGATGGCTATCGAGCAAATTATAAAAGGGCTGTTGCAAGGCAAAGGCAAGGCCTGACTTCCCCTTCGCCAGCATGGCATAATACCTTGCAATCTAAAGGAAGGAGGTTAAAACGAAGTCGATGTCATACCACTAACGAGTATGCACAGCTGATTCGACAATTACCAACAGAGCATGTGTATTTCCTGCTACTCTGCATAGAAATTGCCAACCAACTGGTTGCAAAGAAAACAAGCTGAAACCGTAAAACACGGACTTAATGATTCAACTTGATGTTAGGGGGATTCCTTTAGGGAGCCATTTTGTAGAAGAACTACAGCGATAAGAGGGCGCATATGTCCGTCCTCTTTTTCGTATATATAGAAGGGAGTCGGTATAAAGTGCTAGAATATCCAATCAAAACAGAGCAGGAGTTATTGACTGACAATTACGTTGTAAAGTGGGGCAAACACTATGCAGCCATATTATTATATTCTAGACTTTCGCCAAATGGTCATTATAAAATAATGTGGGGACAAAATGATTATTATGTATATGATGCCAAGTCTGAGCGATTGCTGACGTGTGGGCACCGTTGTGTAAATCTTTACACAGCTTTTATCGCAGATAACGGATATTTCTTGTTAGAGGAATGGCTAAACAGTGATGCTTTATGTGGAAGAATAACAATAAATTTTTTGGACGGTAAATTGATTTATCAAAATGAATTTCCATTAAATATTATGCTATCTATTCTTTCGGAAAACGGATTGTTTGCAGCTGTAAGTCTTTGTAATAGCCCGAGCCATCTTGCAAATAATCTTGTTATCATTGATTTAAGGAACGATACTACAACCGCTGTTGCATTTCCTTCGATAGCGGATGCGGATAATATAGTAAGCTTTGACACAGACAAGAATATTTTCACCATTAAGTCATCAAATAATATAGGTTATAAATACAGTATTAACGGAATTTTTTTGGACGAGGACAAGTACACTGTTTTTGCGGAATCTAAACTCGTAGGAAAAAAAGCTTTCATGGCAGCTAAAAAACATCTTAAAAATTTAGATTCTACAAATATCAATGATTATTCCAACGTACTTTCTTTACTTCAACGGTCATTACAAGACGTATTAATGGATAAAGAAAAGGCTAACGTTTATCGTTGCATAGGCGACATTCAATATCGCTGCGGAAATAAACTAATAGCTCTCAACGCTTATAAAAATGCGCTTTCTTTCAATGATAAAGTTGGTGTAAAAACAATATTTAAACAACTGCAAAAGGAAATATGGACACTAAAATGAAAAACTGGCAAAGACTATTAATCGTATGCGGAGTTTTAGCAGTAGCTGGTGCTGCTGGAATGACTGGCGGACATTATTTAACACTGATATTCGCATGGTTTACCTATAATTTCTACAAGAATTTTTCTCGAGCTACAGATGCAAAAGAAAAATCTAAGCAGAAGAAGCTATTGATTTTGTTTAGCGTAATCACGTTATTCTTTTGCTATCAAACTTTCTCTTCCAATAGTTCATCATCAAACGTTGCTTCAAATACAACTAAACAGTCCCAGGGAAAGAAAATCGAGCAAGATAGATTTTCTAAAAATATTAGCGATGTTACCGGTCTGCCAGTTGAAGCAGCAAATTCTTTAGAAAAAATCCTCATAACAGATATGAGATTTTCCGACAACTTCAAAATTCAACATGATGAAATACTTGATGGCTATAAAGACAATCAAAAAACAAAAGGTTATCGTTGCGCAGATGACGGCATTGTAAATGTTATCATCTATCTCACAGACAACAAGATAACTGCTATTCGTCATGATAATTATGATATGTTTGTAGACGGAAAAGCAGTTTTAGGCAAATATGATTTTGTCATTGAACATGAATCGGATTTGCTCACGTTTGCGCGAGAAGATGTAAAACGATTTTTAAAATACCCGGACAGTGCTGAATTTGGTTGGTACAGTGATTGGAAAGCAGCAAAAAATCCAAAAGAAATTATTGTCCAATCGTGGGTAGAATCCAAGAACGGTTTCGGCAATACTGTTCGTCAAAGCTTCCAACTCAAATACACGCCAGACGGCAAACAGCTTACAAGCGTAATCATAGGGAATCAAAGATGCTTGTAACCAAAAACAATAAGGCGAATTCAGTAACAGACTACTTCCCTAGCCTGTTAAAAAAAATCACTAGCAGGCGTTAAGCCTGCTTTTGTGCTTTTTAAAATAAAAAAGGCTTGAAAAACAGTCTGAACATAAAATTCCAGGTTGCTTTTCAAGCCAGTATTTTTATACAGTTTGTATCACTATTTTTATAGATTAAAAATCTAATCAGAGCTTCATATTTAGCTTATATGAGCATTTAATTTTTACTAATATAAATATAAGTAGAAGGTTCAAAAAGTCGCTTGTAAGCTAAATACTAAAGAGATTTTTAGCGTTTTTTGGGCAAAAATTACATGAAGGGAGCTGCGGAACATGACAGTAACAAAAAATCCAAAAACAGGAAAATGGGACTGCTCTTTTTGGTATAAAGATTGGCAAGGCGTAAGAAAGCATACAACCAAAAGAGGTTTTGATAAAAAGCGTGACGCTGAAAAATACGAGAGCGACATGAGAAACAAAACTCATACACATGATCCGAAATTCAGCGAAGTGATTGCAGCATACCGGGAAGAGCTGGACAGCAAACTAAAGCTAGGAGAATTAAAGCAGTCTACCGTTGACGGAAAAATCCAGGCATTGGAATATTACGTTCTCCCCTTCTTTGAAAACATGAACGTTGATAAAGTCACTCCGCTTCAAGTTATGCGCTGGCTTGCACTTCAAAACGAAAAATCAGAAAAAGAACGTCTATCAAGCAGACTGTTAAACCGCATCCGCTCAGAACTTAACCAGGTCTTTGAATTCTCAAAAAGAAACTTCGGGACAAAAAATAACCCTGTCACTCTTACTGACAGGGTAAAGCCGTATTCAAACGATACACGAGCAAAGCTGTGGACTATTGAACAGTATAAGGTTTTCTATGATGATATTGAGATAGCTTCGCATAGAGTTCTGTTCAATATTATCTTTTGGGCAGGCTTGCGAATAGGTGAAGTTTTGGCACTAAAAATCGAGGATATATCTCCATATAAAATTCACGTCGACAAGTCACTCATGAGGATAAACAATAAAGACGAATACGTCATCAGCACAACTAAGACAAGAAGCTCCGTACGTAATGTTGAGATACCGAAATACCTCTATCATCAAATCATGGACTACATAAGCACACTTTACAAGGTCAAAGCCGAAGATTATATCTTTGACGGCATAAAGCCGACGGCTATCAGAACATATATGCGTTATCACTGCATTAAGTTAGGTTTGCCAAGAATCAGTCCTCACATTCTACGGCACAGTTATGCTTCAATGCTTTATGCAACCACCGGGGATATTTTGGCAGTCGCTGAACAGATTGGTCACGCAGATACAAACACAACCTTTAAATTTTACGCTCATATGATGCCTGAAGCTAATAGAAAAGCTGTCGACAAATTAGAGAGCTTAACTGTGGATAATTTGCCCAAAAATAGCGAATTTTAATTTTTGGAACTCATTTTGAACTCATTCAATAAAAAAAGAACCGCCAAACCCAATGAATACTAGGGTTTGGCGGTTTTTGTTCATAGTCCCTTTTACTGATTTTACCAAATCAGCCACTTTTTTTCAAGTGTTTTTTTACTGCATCGTGAATATATTTGCTTTTATTTTTTTCATTTTTTTATTTGCTTTTATTTCGGAACTCATTTGGAACTCATAAGCAAAAAAGCAGGCTGACTAAACCTGCTTTTTTGTAGCCGTATATGACTGAGATACCGAAATGGAAACAAATTCAAACCATATATATTATAGCATATCCTTACAGCAGGCGCAAATAATATAATTTCTAAATTGCAATAAGAAGTTGCACACTTTTTGAAAATTAAGATGCATAGATCTTATCCAACTCAAAGTCAAACAGT